CACTATTACCAGCACGAATAGTTACACCACCAGCTTGACCATCATCGCCAGCATGGCCAGCTTCAATATTAATATCACCACCATCGCTGTCGCCAATGCCAGTAGATGCATCGCCACCATAGATGTTTACATCGCCAGCATCGCTGTTGTTTGCGCTGTCAGCATTGCCACCTCTAATTGTTACATCTCCAGCGTCTGCATCTGGGCCATCTCCAGTATTGCCAGCTTCGATGTTGATGTTTCCGCCATCTCCGTCTCCATTTGCATTACCAGCATAAATATTTACATCGCCACCATCAGCATCTACAGGGTCTGCTGCATCAGGATGTCCATCACCTGCTTCGATTGTAATGTTTGCTGCATCAACGGAATTCACTGTTCCATCAGCGGTAGAAATGATTATTTCCCTACTCAAATTTTCAAGAATTTGGCTGACATTGACAAAGTTTTCTTGTCTTACAACATCGTTCACGATTTTAGGAATGATGTTTGCTACTGATCCCTTTCCTGTACCCTCAGTTGTTTGTGCGCCCATATTTTCTCCTAAATAAAATAAAATAAAATAAAATCATTGCCTTTATATTTATTGTTTTGCATTAAAATAAATTACAGGACATCTAAATAACATCATGGCAAAACCAAGAAAAAAACCCGTCAAGAACGAGAAGGCAAATACAACACCAGCACTACATGCTAGTAGTAAAAAGCCATTTCACATTGAGTTTATGAATGCAGCCCAAAAAATGGCTTGGGGCGCATTCGATCAACATGATGTTTTGTTTTTGTTGGGAGCGCCGGGGACAGGGAAGTCGCATCTCGGTTGCGCCTTTGCAATTAGTGAGATTTTATCTAAAAGAAAAGAAAAAATTGTTATAACAAGACCAACTATTGAAGCTGGTGGTCGAGGACTTGGGTTTTTACCCGGATCGGCGGATGAAAAACTACATCCTTATATGCTTCCTCTTTTTGATTGCATGGACAGGTGTTTAGGCCGTCTTTCTCCACAGAGGGACATAATCAATAAAAGCGTAGAGCTTGCTCCTCTTCAGTTTATGCGTGGCAGAAGCTTCCATGATTCTGTTTGTATTCTCGATGAGGCTCAGAATTGTAATTATGCCGAAATCAAATTGTTTCTTACAAGGTTTGGACAGAACAGTAAAGTAATTATTACTGGTGATCCAATGCAAAGCGATTTGCCTTGGAAGGACAGAGCTTTGATGAATGTCGTTGATAGGTTGTCAAGCTTAAAGGGAGTTGGAATAATAAACTTCAAGGCTAATTCTATTGTTCGACATCCATTGATTGCTGGTATTCTTGAAAGGTTGGAAGATAAGGAGGAAAATGGCACTAGTAGTTCCTGATGAAGGAGAAATTGAACTTTTAACCAAATTGTTAAAAAACACCGTTGATACAGAGGATTTTATTGTTCATTTGTATAAAAATGATTACAATCCAATTGCAGCTACAACTGGGACAGATTTTACAGAAGCAAATTTTACAAATTATGTAGAAAAAACAATAGTTAGAGGCGATTGGGCAACACCATCAACAGTTAGTAATAAGGCAGAATCAAGCGTAACTGCTCAGTCTTGGACATGTGGAGCAACAGGCAACACTATCTATGGTTATTATATTCTGGGTTCTAACTCAGGTGTTGTTTTGTGGGCAGAAAAATTTGCTGCCTCTAGAATTTTAGCTGATGGAGACATACTAAATCTTACTCCAAAATTTAATTTAAGTAGTGCAAACTAAAATATTTTTTTTGAATATTATGAATCAGTGAGAAAAAATAAATATTCTTGGCCATTGCTTATTAATTGTTGGATTTTCCGTTTGTCCAATAAATAGTTTATATGACAATTTACAATGATACAATGTCTGATGGCGTCTTGTTAGATGGCACTTCACTTGTTTCTAAGGAAACAAGTTTGGAAGCATCTGGAGGCGTACTTGCAAATGGAATTTTTAATTTTTATTTGATTTTTGACAAAATTTCAGAAGATGGCATTTCACTTGATGGCAGCATACTTCTTATTCAAGAATTCAGCAATGATCAATTAATCACATATGCCACAGACGCACAGTTTGATTTTGATATTTCATTTGTTTGGACAACAGGTATTGTTGCTCAATATTGGTATGTAGTAGAGGGTTATGTTTGGCCTCCAGATGACACTCAATGTCTTGACATAACTGTTCAGGAAAGACAAAATTTTATTCAAACAATTTTGGCAACAAATGTTTCTGATTTGTGTTCGCAATTTTCTCGTCAGGATTTGAACTGGGAAATTGTAAACATTAAGCGTTATGCTCGTCCTGCTGATTTTACTTTGCCTCGTCCAGATTCATATTGTAATAATTTAACCAAATTAGTTTCAGCGACATGTCCTGAATTTTCAGTAAGTGTTAGAGCTTTGACGAAAATAGGCGCTCATTCGGTAGCAATGACAGTTTTAAAATATAGTGGTTCAGGAACTGCTAAACTATCTGGCAATGCTGACACCATAATATCTAGCGGTGCTGTAACTCCAGTTGTTGGAAGTTATTTATATGATCCTAGTTTTGATCCTATTTATACTGGCGGTTCTGCCGAAGTGAGTTCTTCTTGGGATGCAATTCTTTTGACATATGCTGGTGTTTCTGCTACATTGTCACAAGAGCAAATTATTTTTGGTACTGGAGTATCTGTAAGTGATTTAGTGGCTCCCAAAAACACTATTGCAACTGCTTGTGGCTCATGTATAGCTTTCCCTTTGAATTTGTACATTGAACACAACATCAATAATCAAAGTGTTTTTTATAATTTTATTCAGCGAAATGGGTTGACTTTGCCTATTTCTGTTTTAGTTTCGTATAATGCCAAACTAGGTATTTGGGTTGGTCATCAGCATTTTACTGGTTTATCTGATGATAATATAAATCAAGAAAATTGGAGATTTACATTTGAATGGTCGTGTTTAAGTGAATATGGCGGTGAAGAAATTGGCACGCCAAATTTAAAGTTTGCTATTTCTGTCATCAAAAAGAATACTGGGACAGCTGTTAATATTGAAAGTCGTATTGTGGTATTATTTCCTTCTGATGAAGTTTGTAATTTAGTTAGAAATTTTAAAGATAGTTTGTCTTTTAGCTTGAACACTAAGACAAATTTTATTTATAATTCAAATGGCATTACTGCAAACAGTGTTTTTCTTAATGATAAGATTGGTTTGTTCAATTCTTTATATTGGACAAATAATCCGGGTTTAAATATAAGAATTTCTAGCAGCGGACTCAGCACAAAGGTTGAAATGAAAGACATTAGTTCTATATTCCCAGCCCCCGATACTTTTTATCAGCAAGGTCAAGTGTTCGGCAATTCCAATACTTTGGTTAAATAGAGGGATTTATGGAATTAATTATTTATTCGTTAGTTTTGTTGATTGTGATTGTTAATTCAGTCTTCTTATTCTTTCTTGGTGTTTATCTTGTTAGATTGAGCGACAGAATAAATTTAATGATGTCTGATCTTATAGCAATTATTTCTCAGGAACCTTCAGTTGCGCCTCCTACTCCTTCTGTTGCAAAGAAAAAACCAACAACTTGGGATGAAAAATATGAAATGGAATTAGAATCAGTTCAAAGAAGATTGCGGATTGATTCAGGTCTTTCTGATTTGCCAAACAGTCCGTCTTATGATTTACCGAACAAATAATAATCTTCAAAAAATTGCTTGCTTGTGCCGATCAAAATGGCTATGATCCTGTGCATTCGGAGAAGTGAAGTGGATCAATTAAAATTGAAATACAAAAAATTTGATAGTCTCCGAAGATTCGGAGTCGAAATAGAGGTAGGCAGTGAAGTAAAAAAGAAAGTTGTGCAAACGGCTATTATGGCATCATCTAAATATGATGCTCATGTAAGCCGATACTCTCTTTCTACGAACAATCGTTACTGGCACATTAAAGATGATGCAACGTGTGGGATCAAGGGTCGTAAAGGTCCTAAAGGCGTAGAAATAGCTTCTTTTGTTGGCCATGGAATTAATGATATTAATCATATATCTTTCATTGCTTCCAAGTTGTCAGAAATAGGATGTCGTGTTAATGAAAATTGCGGTCTTCATGTTCATGCGGAAGTCAGCGATCTTTCTGTTGAGCAAGTGAGTATTTTCATGGCTCATTGGATAAAATTAGAAAAAATTTTTAGTTTAATTTTACCGATGCGTAGAAATAAAAGCGAATATTGTAAGTTCATATTTCCAATTGATGTTGAAAAAAACGAAAATAATATTTGTCGGGACAAGTTTTACTCACCTGATAATTTATGGAGTATGCTTTCTCCGAAAAATTTGAGTTATTACGACAACGATGATCGTCGATACAATTTAAATCTTGTCAATTTAGTTCGAGCAATTAAGTATAATCACAATAATAGAAAAACAATTGAATTGAGATGGCCAGAAGGAACTCTGGACCCTCGTGACATTCGTTGTTGGGTAAAATTGTTTTTGATTTTTATAGAAAATTGTAAAAATAAAAAAATGCCTACCAATTTAAAATCTTGCAATTTAAAAGAGGCGCTTGATTATTTCGGATTATTGAATACGAACAATAATTTTTCAATCATGAGTGCTTCAATTCAAGAAACTAAAACATGGTTTCTTGAAAGAATTATTGATTATAACCCTGATGCAATCATTTTTCACAAAGATGAAAAATTGGTTAAAATAGCGGATGAGGCAAGATTGATCTTGAATGAAATGTGGAGGCCAATTCGTGTTTATTCTTGATTTTTATTTAAAGCAACTATATAATCTAACTAGTTAACTACCAACCTACTTTTAAGGAACTTTCATGAACACAAAAGAAATTAACAATCTTATTGTTTCAAACATTGGTTATGCTGAAAAAATTGCTAAAATAAAAAAACGTAAAATAACTCATATACCATACGATGACCTTCGTTCTGCTGCTTTTTTTGGTTTAGTTCAAGCAGCAAACCGCTTTAATCCAAAAAAAAATGATAATTTTTTGTTGTATGCTTATGCTCGAATAGTTGGCTCGATTAGTGATTATTTGCGTGAATTGAAGTGGTGTAAAAATAATTTGGAGAAAAAAGAAGTTGATTTTGAAATGATACAATCTCGTAATGTTTTCATTTCGGATAATTTTACAGAAGATTTTGAAAAATTGATAGGCAATGTTAATATTGTTAAATATAAAGAAATTTTAAGAGAATATTATTTAATGGGCAAAAACCTTCAATCAATTGCTTCTCAATATAATGTTAAAATATCAATGGCATCTCAAATGCTTTCAAGTGCTAGGGATAAGCTAAAAACTCAATTAGAGAAAAATCAAATAAACTAGTGAGCAACTAAATAATTACAAATGTATTCAAGGTGAATTATGAAAAAATCAATTTTTATATCATTAATTTTTATTCAATCTCTTATTGCTCAAGATAATTTACCAGCGACAACTGCAATTGATGTTGTTGCTGATGATCCTGAAATAAAAAATTTAGAATGGAATCGGTATGTTACAAATAATTTTACAATTTTAAGCATTGATGATAAAAAAGGGAAAGAAATTAGCGAAAACATTGAATCGATAAAGGCATCAGCCTTGATTCGTTGGGGCTTCCCAGATGTGAAATTCAACAAAGAATGTCGTATTTTTTGTGTTCCCAATTATAGTCTTCTAAAGAAGTTGTTTAATATAAACACTGGAAAGGTGCAGCTTAGAAAAGAAATCAATGTTATTTGGTGTATCGGTGATGACAATCCAAGCAGATCTCTTCTTCCTTTTGTTACTCAGGTTTGTTTGTCTGAATATGAAACATCTAAGTCAACAGTTCTGCCATTTTGGTTTAAACGTGGATGCATCGCTATCAATAATTCTATTCCAGATGTTAAAGATTTATTGAAATCTTTCAATGATGTTGCTCGAAAAGAACAATTTACTTATTCTTCTGAGCAGATGTTTACAGTTGCCGAAGATGATTATAATAAGCAGAACACAGAAAGTAAAAAGATTTTTGATCAGCAGGCGGCTTGTTTATGTTTAATGCTCCGTAAGGAATTTGGGGAAGCTAAGCTTCAGGGCTTTATAAGGTTGCAAATAAAGAATAAACCAGAAGATGTCTTAAGACTCATTTATGGTTTCAGCAGTTTTTCAAATTTTGACAAACAATATGTTCGGTACATGAAAGATTTGTGTTCTGATATTGTTGACGAAAAAACGCCAGATTCGTATCTGGAAATAAAACCGTCCAATTAAACGTCTCTGCCGACTGATTCTATGTTTGATTTAGCAAGTTTTATGGTTGATGCAAGAATTGCACAATTTTACACTTTTTAGAAAGCAGATTTTATGTTTTTTATTTTTTCGTGGCTCATTTTTGGTTTAATTGTTGGATGTCTTGCAAAATCTTTGCATCCCGGCGATGAGCCGATTGGATATGTGCCAACTTTGGCTATTGGCGTTGTTGGTTCTTTTATTGGCGGTGGAATCAATTATGTTCTTGGAATGGGCCATAATCCCTTTCAGGCATCAGGTCTTTTGATGTCAATTATTGGCGGAATTATTTTTTGTGCAGCATGGAGATACTATAAACTTAAAAGTTCAGATGGTGGTCCTAAAAGTTTTTTGATGGGTAAAAAGATTCGATAATTTGTTTTCTTTCTTATAGATGAGTACAATTTTATATGCTTGATCAAACAGTTGTAGCGAAATTAAAAGAAACATATTCACAATTGCATCCGCTTTTGTTCCATCGTTCTTTAGAGAGATCTAAAACCAATGGAGATTTATTTGATATCATCGATACGGTTCCAAAGGTTTATCCCTTGCTGTGGAACGAAAAGGACAATAGGTGGTCAACTGTGAGTGACCCTTATTTAATTGAACAGTTTTTAAGCGACTTTAAATAATAATCTATATGCGTTTATATGAAGAATATTTAAGTAGACATCAAATTAATGATGTGCCAATGGTACACCATGCATTAAATTCTTGTATATTTTTTAAATTAAAAGATATAAATTTGTGGGCTGAATTAGTTAATCAATCTTCAATCCAAACATATAAGCCTTTATATGGAATTTTTCAAGTTCGATGGATTCAAAGTGATCACCATCCCGGCCATTACGAAGCCTCTATTTACAATCAAATTCACGATGGATATGCACAAGATAAAATACTAAACACTTGTCAAATAGCAAACTTGAAGTGGCATGAATATGAAAACTTCATGCAGATTTATACAAAAAAATTCAAAAAATTTGAATTAATCAAAGGTCAAAACGAAACATTTTTGGCAGGATGGGAAATGTTCGTTGGTGCTTTTGATGGTTGGTTTGCCAAGCAAGGAGGAGATATAAAATATATGCTATTCCAATCTTTAGATGAAGATGTTCCAGTTAATTTCAGAATGGAATATGCAAGTGAAATATTAAGAAAAATTTCTCATTTTCACACATCAGTTATGAGAAGTTGGAAAAACGAAGTTTTTCAAAAGATACAAAATTACTCTGAATGGCTTGTTAAATTAATTGAAAAAGATGAAAAAGAATTATTGCCCTGTAAAGATTAAGAACCCTAGTTCTAAAAATTCTTTGGTCCAATTGTTATCGGGCCAAAAAATGAATATATTTTTTGATGGTAAAGACTATCAAGACTATAAAATTGATATTTTAGGTACATTTTTGAAAGTTGATGAAGTTTCTGAAACATCCAATGGTTGGATGACATCAATATCTCAAAAAAAAGATATTATCAAATACAATGAAAGTACATTGTTCCTTGGTGGAATTAATTTTTTTGATGGTAATAATGAGAATAAGTCTTCTCTTTGTGTTGTAAGTAATCATAAAAACGATGATTATCTTAGAGTCATTAATCCTAAAAACATTAGTTGCAACTTAAGACCCAATCAGGTTTTAGATGTTGTTGTTCATAGCGACATAGCCGAAAAATGGCAATGTTTTATTTCTTGCGGTGATTTGCACCTTGAACTGATTCAAAATTCAACCAGAGTTGAACGAAACATATGTGATGGTGAATTTGATTCACAACCTGCTTTTGAATATTTTTTTAGATTTAGATTTGATCAAAAAAGCATTGAATACTTGTCAGAATTACCTTTTTCTAAATATGATGGCGGTCATATTATATTCATTAATTCAAATAATGAAAAAAGAATAATTAAAGTTTATTGTTCTTGGCGAGGTAAAAGTTCTATTTACAAGGCTTTACTTTTGCCTAAAATACCCACAACAAACATTAATTTTTTGGGCAAAAAACCTAAAAAATGTGTTCACTCAGTCGTTGTTGTAAGTAGAATTAAGTCAGAAGAATTAGAATTCGGATGCAATGTTTTATTTTCAAAGGTTGAAAAATGAAAACACAAGCCAAAGTTATAAAATTGCCAATTAGGAATATAACTTTGGCCTATTGCAATCCAGCAATAAGTAGCTTTGGTTTAGAATCAGAAAACCATAAAGTAAATCACTGGGATCATTGTAGAGAACAGTTTGCAGCTAAGTTTACTGAAAACACCAAAGGCTTTTATTTTTCTCATAAACCTGATATGGAAAAAGAAATTGTAGGACTAATCAAAAAATTTGAAAATGTTTTGCATAAAAGTAAAAATTTCTCTAACTTCCAATACACTAAATTTGCAAAAACAAATGTTCAATCAATAATTTATATCGAGCCTTCGCCATTTTGGCTCGACTGCTACTTTAAGAGGTCAATTTACACTTTGATTGTAAGATGTGGTCATAATTATAAAATAAAAGAAGATAATTTCGATGAAGCTCTATTCGGCGTTCAATACAAAGAATCATCTTGTCTAATCGATACAAAGCCAGCCGTAATGAGATTTATGTTCGGCTTCACCAAATATACTGGAATCAGTCCTGTTGTCGGACAATCTACAGTAATAAAACATGGATGGAAAGAAGAATTTTACAAATTAGATGAAAATGAAATTAAACAAAGATTAATTCTACCAGAAAATATAAAGAAAAAAATCAATATTGTTGGCGCAGATTCTCTGTGGGCTTAACTGGAGACTTTTATGTCGTGGTTTTTCACTGCTGATACTCATTTTGGACACGGAAATATAATTAAATACTGCAAAAGACCATTTTTAAATAAAGAAGAATTAGATTTTTGCGATTTAATTAAGCGTGGCATTGTACCACATACTGAATTGAAAATTAGCAAAGAAACAATTGAATTGATGGACGAGACAATTATTCAAAATATTAACTATTCTGTTGGCAAAGATGACAACCTAGTCATAATAGGAGATTTTTGCCATAATGGGAAAAAAGAAAAAATCAAAGAATATAGAAATCACATAAAATGTAAAAATGTATATCTGATTTTAGGAAATCATGATGATAGAAAAAATTCAATAGATGTTTTTAAATCTGTATATGAAAATTATCTTTTTAACATTGATGGGCAAAGCATTTTCACCAGTCACTATCCAGCAAGATCTTGGGACAAAGCATCAAAAGGATCTTGGATGCTCTACGGACACGTTCATAATGCTTACTATGAAGAAGACAATGGCAGAATTTCTTCTTATCACAGTAGGATTTTCAACGATGGATTTGCCTCTGTTCTTGAAAGACATGGAATAAAAAATAAATTAATCATAAATGATCTGTTGGCAGTTTGTGCGTCAGTCAACGGAATTGATCTTACTCTCGATGTTGGCGTAGACAACATTCGTGAAGGTGTTGGATTTGGAACACCTTGGAGCATGAAAGACATTCGTGATTACATGGCAAATAAAATGACAATGTGGCTGGCAAGGAAAACTATGTCAAAGTTGATTTAAATCTCACCTTGGTTTTTTCTTTACATTCATCGTCTACTGCTGTATAGTGTCTTTGCGTGTTGCAGAACACGGGGTTTAGCGTGAACCTGATATTACGCTTTTTTGGTATGGAAGTGCCACGAGATGATTAAGAACTTGATCGCTTTGACTTTGACTATGGTTGTTGTCACCACTAGCATTCAAGCTAGACCATTCAATAAGACCACTAAGACAACCAATTCTAGTCGTCCTATTGCTAATGCTGTTTCTCACAGTCTTTCTTCTGCTCAAGCCGTAGCCAACCATATGTCTAAAATTGGAAGGATTGGACACTTTGGAGGCAACCCGTATTCCCGTGAAGGAGTTGGCATGGGCGGAACTGCACAACAAGCTATTCGCAACTGTTGCTTCTATGGGCAATATTCCATCAAAGATCAAGGTGTAGCTCAAGGAAGTAATGGCATGTGGTATGCTTGCAATCGATATTAATCGTATTGGGCCAGCAATACTGCATATTGTGTGTCTTGGGCAAGATGACATAGTGTGTTGTTAAGTGTTACTGGCCCGATTTATCCTAAAGATCGGGACTTTTGTCCCGATCTTTTTCGTTTCATACTATATTATTTTGTCAATCATCGAGGAATAAAATGGAACCTAAATTTTTTATTGGTCAACGAGTTATTTTCCAAAATCAAATCTCAGTTATTCTTTCGCAAAAAGAAAATTCAGATGGCATCAATAAGTATTATTGTCAAATAGGAGAATCTGGACTCACAATGTGGGTTCTTGAAAATAATTTAGAAGATGGCAATCCTACTGGACCACCTTTGACTCATTTTAATCGAAGAACACCTCACTTAATCATTGTTGATAGTTTTTATAAAAATCCTGATGAAATTCGTTCTTTTGCCATGGAACAAGAATTTGAAGCTGATAATAGATTTTATAAGGGTAAGAGAACTAAAGAAAGATTCCTTTGGCCTTTCCTTAAAGAAGAATTTGAGCGTATTATCGGCAGGCCAATTATCGATTGGCTCAATCAGCCTGCTAACGGGTGCTTCCAAATTACAGGCTATAATGATCCACTTGTCTATCATAGCGATGCTCAAAGCTACGCAGCAGCAATTTATTTGACTCCATTTTCACCACCATCTGCTGGCACAAGTTTTTGGAGGGATAAAAAACATCATTCTCGTCGTCCAACAAATCATCCTTTAGAATTTGATAGATTCCAAACTGATGACCAACGCAGAGCAGCAGATGAAGAAATTTACAACGATTATAACATACTCCATCCAGATAATTGGGAATTAGTCGATAAGGTTGGAGCCATTTATAACAGATTGGCAATTTGGGATGCGAAAATGATTCACTCAGCAAGCACCTATGAAGGACTACAAAGTGATGTCGTTGACAAGGCAAGAATGGTTCAACTTTTCTTCTTTACTGTTAGATGACGCTTTTGGTAATATTTTAATGTTAAAATATCTCTCTTTATGGAGAGATATTTTTTTTTAACATATATAATATAAGATAAAATTTTCCGTAGAGGAGTTTTCGTGGAAAATAATGAAGTACAAGCACAAGTTGAATTAATTCGTTCTGATGCATTGGCAGATCAGAACATTGGCGATACACCAATTAAATGGGATAGCTGTATGGGTGACCCCGAAGCAGTCGCAAACGCTGAATTTGATGGCAATAATTTTACTGCATATTATGATAATATAAATCAGGGCGTTTACCTAACAGAAGCCACAGCTGATACAAAAGGTTCTTTATATTGGGATAAAGATTTTGATTATACTAAAAACATTTATATTTCTGGTACATTTCTTGCTGGAGGAGAAGGAGCAGTAGATGATGGAGACGGAATAACTGTTTTTTTTGGTGTAGATGATAGTCTAACAGTTTCAAGTGACGCAACAAATGGAATAGCTGTATTTTTTGATGAATATAATGATGATGTTGTTAAAGTATACAAAAACGGAGTCTTGATTGACACAACATTTAACACAAATTTGACGTTAGATGATCTTCAGTGGAGAAAATTTGAAATTATCTATGAATACATAGACAGTTCAAGCGCCTTTGTTCAAGTCCAAATAGATAATGTATATGTTTGCCGTGTTGATGTTGGGTCTTGGGTAGGTGACGCAGGAACATATATCGGCGCAAGCGGTTGGTGCGGTGCAGCAGATAACAATCACCAATGTAAATCATTTGATGTCAAAAACGCAAATCCTTGGCTGGCACTAAACAGATAATTTGATAAAGGAATAAATTATGGAAAACAATCAAGAAGTCACTGCTCAGGGTGGCAAGATTGGTCATCGTAGCGGAAAAAGCAATCGTGATCCTCTTCGTCCTGTTAATATTGGAGATTCAAAAATATTTTGGAATGCTTGTCAAGGCGCTCCTTGGGATGTTGATCCCGATGCTAATTATGATGGAGATGCATCATACGATAATCATAATACAGGTTTAATTCTTACTCCTAATAGTGCCAACCAATCTGGTGCGGTTTACTGGGATAGACAATATGATCTGACAAAAGATATTTATCTCAAAGGAACATTTCTGGCTGGACTTGGAACTGGTGGCAATAATTGTGGAATTTATGTTTGTGGTGTTTATGTTTATTTTAATGACACAGATAATTCCATATATGTAGAAACAAGTGGATTTACTAGCGATGGTTATGATTCTGGTGATATTCTTGGCGATACCACTTGGCGTACTTTTGAAGTTATTTATGAATACAAGAAAAGCGATGTGATATATGTAACAGTTTTAATGAACGGAAAACATATTTGCAGAGTAGATATTGGTGGCGGATACACCACTGAACCAACTGTTGGAGTATTTGCCAACACAGCAACTTTAACCAATATTCATTATTGCAAGTCTTTTGAAGTAAGAAGCGCAATTCCTTGGTTTTCAATAAATGTACCGAAAATTACAAATAAAAATGATAAAATTTTTATTCTCATCAATGACACTTATGTTGATTATGTTGTTGGAGAATCGTTCTTTTCCAATGAACCAAACAATATTATTGCTTACTTAGATGCTAATACTATAGATTATGAAACATTTACAGATATATCTGAATCTGGATGGGATGATATATTTGTTTTAGGAAAAGCTGGTTATGTTATTATTCCCGAACTTGAAACTAGTGACATTCTTCCAGATTTGACTTCAGGTGCTAAAAATAAAATTAACAATTTTGTTTCTTCTGGTGGTAATCTTTTGATGTTCAGCCCCGGAAATGGAGACTTGGTGCCTTTCTTGAATGATGTGTTTAGTTTTAGCATCACTGATGGTGGAGCTTCTGCGCCAATAAGCCTCACAGTTGATGGTTCTGGTCTTTTCCCAAGTGAAAGTGCTACTATTCCAAATCTCAGTGATACTAATTCTTTAGACACTACTAGTTTGCCAGTAAATTCTGTAACAATTTACGAGGGAAATGGTGCGGATGAATCTGTAGTAACCATGATTCCATATGGTTCTGGGAAAATATATGTTCTTGGCTGGGATTGGTATGATGCTGCGCCGATAGGTCCAGAAGATGGTGGTTGGCTACATTTGCTTGAGTCTATTTTGCAATCTTGAGGAGTTATATGTTAAATATTGATGTATCAACGGATAAAATTGCAGATTTGAAAAAACTATTCAACGATGCTAATGTTTATCATCGAATAGTTGGCACAAGCTCTGATGGTTTGACCACCACTTTGAAATTCAACAAAAAAGTTGATTTTGAAAAAGCCAAAGAAATAATTGATGGCAAGGTTGCCATACAAGCAACTTTGAAACGTAGTAGCCCAGTTTCAAAAGTCAGTATTGGTGATACTCCAATTGACTGGTGTGCTGATCAGGGAGATCCATCCATTGTTGCTGATGCAACTATATCTGACGATGCTTTTTATGACACTATAAATAATGGTGTTGTATTGACAGAAGATATTGATGAGCAGCTTGGATATCTTTATTGGGAAAAAAATTATGATTACAATAAAAATATTTACATAAGGGCTACAACTTATTCTGGCGAAGGGGATGGCGCAGACAACATTACAATTTTCATGGGGTCAAATAGTGCTGGAGGTGGCGCTAATGGCTCAATATCTGTATACATCGATGAAGATGATGGTGATACTGTTAAGGTTTATAAAAATAACTCTTTAATAGAAGACGCAATCTCAACCAATCAAACACTTGATGATGCGACTTATAGAGTTTGGGAAATTATTTACGAATATGCTTCTGCAACAGAGCAATATCTTCATGTTTGTATGAATAATGTTAAGATTTTAAGATATAACATGTATCTTTCTGGTGGCGTGTGGATTCCCGGTGGCAATTATATTGGAATTTATGGTGTCACTGGTACAGATAATAATTTTCATATTTGCAGGTCATTCAAGGTAATGAGTGCAAATCCTTGGCTTGCAATCAATGGTTGATGTTAATCAATTTTGAATTGTTGTAATCCGCCTTCACAAGGCGGATTTTCTTTTTTGATTCTTTCTTGTGCCATGATACAATAATCAGGATTAAGATCTATTCCAATAAAATTTCTTTTAAGTTTATTTGCAACTGCTGACGAACTCTTCTGGAGTCTTCTCTGTTCCGAGTTGATCTTTCTGGCCATAATCTCTTAATTGCCAGTAAGGAGGAGATGTTATGCATGTTTGTACACTATTACGCTCGATTTGTTTTAATCCTTCGAGGCAATCTGAATTTATTATTTTTGATTCCATAAAATATTGAAGTTAGATTTCTAAATATTTCAGAGCATTCGTGCTTCGACACGCTGATGACAACCAGTCTTAGGATTATTAAATTGTTTGTACTTCGGTGCTAAACAAGCTGGTCGAGGCGGTCTTTTCTTGATAGTTTCCAAGAATTGGTAATGTTAGATTTTTATTGTCATTTAGACTCCAAACAACATTCATCAAATTAGATTTTTGCAATGCTATTTCGCATTTGTAACATGGTTTTGCCAGTCTGAATTTTCCATGTCTATTTATTTTCATGCTAAGTATTGTTGTCTTTCTGTTGTAATACTTTTCATCAAGTTTGAGGAGAAGGTCTGCTTCAGCATGAAGGAATGGGTATTTTTTCCAGTGTGCGATATTAAATTTTTGAGCTAATTTATATGCTTTCGCTGACATCATGACGGGATTGTTCTTCCCCATTTCCATGATTCTATTTTTTCTTATTGCAAACGCATAGTGAAAACCAGTGCGGCTTTTGTCCTCTCCCCAATCTTCTAACATGAGGCAAACACATTTATGGAGAGTAGAGGCTTTCATGAAAAATTATAACCACATTCAATTGACATGGCCAACACTTCTTTGTAAAATTGAATGTATTGCCGCTGACCCAGAAATGGAACTGGATTGCTCTTCTAAAGCAACGGCGAAAGCCATGTGGGTTCGACTCCCGCCAGCGGTATTATTTTAGATCATAAAATTTAACCCATTTTCTTATGGAACTATCAGTAACTCCAAACATTATTCCCAATTGTGAAAAATTGTGTTTTTCTAAAAGTTTTTTTAATTCATCTCTTGTTGGACGATCAACTTTTCTTTTACTTGCAGCAGCACATTGAACAGAGCAATGTTTCGTGTTGTAGACATCAGTTTGACAATTTGGACATTTTCCTGTTGGTTTCAAAGTATTAGTTAACAATGGGTTGGCTTCTCTTGTCTGTATCAATGATGCATCTGGATTGTGTGTTTCTCGATGACAATTGGCACAAAGAAGAACACATTTTTTAAGTTCTTCAATAGTTTTATTCCACTTCATTTCTCTTGCTTTTACCCATGTCATTTCTTTAACTGATGGATCTAAATGGTGAAATTCCATTGCCGCATAGTTTTTGCAATATCCACAAATAACACACTTTCCTCCCATTAATTTTATTGCTTCCATTTTACGATCTAACCATCTATTTTTTTGTATTTCATACAAACAAACCTTGCAATAAGAATAATATTTTCTTTTTCCCTTTATCTTGTGAAAATAATTGACACATTTATATTCATTACATTTAATACATTTTCTTTTTATTTCATTATTTTCTATTATTTGCTTTGCTTTTCCTGTTTCTAATTTTTTGGTATTGTGTTCCCCATATGGCGAGCAATCAAGACAATAACTTCTGTTGCCGAGATTTTTTTCTTTACCATCTATTTTGATGCGATTGGGGAAATTAGCTTGACACTTCTTGCATGTTGGCATGATAATCCTGTATCTTAATTGTTTTGTTACAATTATATATCCAACTGAGAAACAATTAGTAAAAATTAAAAATTATTTCTGCTTTTCTTGCCTTGCATTAACGATTCAAAAGTTTTAGAATCAAATTGATTTGAATTACCAACCCATTTTGGTGGCACGATGAAAAAAGACATGGATGAAGACGATAAGATTGAAAAGATTCTTACTCCAGCAGGATCTTTTGTAATTGGCATTACTGCTGTTTTTTGCATGGCCTGTATTATGGCTTTCCCTTTTCAATATGCTTGGAATAATATTTGTGTTGAAGTTTTGACTTGTTGCAAGGAAATAAATTATTGGCAAAGCACAGGTATGATTTTTTTGATTTTCTTTACAGGAAGAATATTTAATTTCCCAATAGCTAAAGATTAACTTCTTGAATATGCAACGATTTTGCTTTGAATTATATATTATGTGTTTATATATAAGTTCATGGAAAGACTATGTTCTTTTGATGAATTTGTTTTGCTTAAAGAAGGTAATAGCCGCACGGCATTGAAGTCTTTGCTTTACCCACTTTCTTATGGTGGGCTGGGTAATTATCCTCCTGCTCACTATCTTCCTCAAGCTGCTGATGCCATTCTATATGTATCGCAGGATGAGAGATTATGGTGTAATGGAGATGGAGCTCCTTGGGACATCACACATCTACCCGGACATAAGCAATATGGCGATAAAATAAATAATGGTGAAGGTGAGCCGTGGAACATAAATGTTCTTCCCGGCAAATCTAAAAAACCATTAGATCATAATGTTCTCGGTAAAGAAGTGCCATATAAGGGATTTTTAAGGCTTGTGACTAAGATCAAATGTATAAGTCCTGAGTATTCAAACCTGCCACCTATTTGACTTTAATTTTTAATTCCTTAATAATTGAATTAAGGGGAAAACATTATGAATGATAAACATATTCGCACCATTGCCGCATTTGAACAAGTTGGAGCATTTCTCAATATCTTTGCCAATTTTCTTTATTCTTATCATAAGGATTTGGTAAACGCTGGTTTTCAGCGTGATGAGGCTTTGAAGCTTGTTCGAGAGCTTCAAGCGACTATTTTCAAGGAATCTTTCAACAGCAGCACATCGTCTGAGAATAATGATCTTGAAAATGATGAAGAATAGTGTTTTTGGGAAAAATATTTCTGTAGGCATCAAACATATAAAAATAGTTCGCCTTCAATGTCTTAGATAGATTAAGCGGAGGTGCTTGTGTTGGCCGAGAGAAAAGTTCTTGTCCTTAACAAATCATGGCGTGCTATTGCGATTATTACTCTTGAGAAGGCCCTTAGCAAGGTTTTTTCGACATATGATGATGGAACACCAAAAGCAAAAATTATTGATCCTAGCAATGATTTTATGATGTTTGAATGGCATGAGTGGTCACAGATCATGCCAGATGATGACGAGTTAAAAATTAGGACTGTAAGTGCGTCCTATAAGGTTCCAGAGGTTATATTATACACAAAATATGATAAAGTTCCATGTACTAAGGCGCAGTTTAACAGAAGAAGTATTTATCGAAGAGACAATAGTACTTGCCAATATTGTGGCGAGAAAAAAAAGAACGATGAATTATCCTTGGATCATATTGTCCCTCGTTGTCAGGGCGGCAAAACTAATTGGGAAAACATTGTTGTTGCTTGTGTTGACTGTAATTCCCAAAAAGCTGGCAGAACGCCAAAGCAAGCTGGTATGAAGCTTCTTTGCGAACCCAAAAAACCTTTGTCTAACTTGCATTTGGATGAATCAAGGGCTGAATCTTGGGTTCATTTTCTTGTTGCAGAAGATGTTGCTTGATTAAATTCTTATTTTGACTACAATTGATTTGTTCGTTAATTTTTATTTTTTTTCAAAGAAATTCGTCCTCTGTTGACGGACGGGAAAGCAGTTTTTATATGTGGTTGAAATTGTCGAATCAATGGGTTAACATGTCTCATATTGTGCGAGTTGAATTTAAGGTTGAAGGCAACACTAAGGTAGCCACCTTTTATTCTACAAAAACAGGTGGTCAGGATCGAACATTTGTACAAGGTCCAGACGCAGATCTTGTAGAAAAATGGCTTAATGATCAGATTGTGCCTCCTGTAGAAATCAAGGCTGTCAAGACCAAGACCAAGGGGTTTTTTAGTTCTGTCAAAAAGTGATTGGATTTTTGTGTTTTTCGTCTATGATTGCTAGGTGAATATGTCTCACGTTGACAGATAGGAAGGAAGGAGATTGTGATATGGCATTTCAGCCTATTGAAGAAAAGATTGCTGAAAGACGATTAATTACAGACTTTGCAGAAAAAATCAAAGCTAAGGTAGTTAAATTACAAGAAGATGACGATGATGGTGAAACAGATGGTTTTATTGAATATGAAGGTAAGCCAAAAAGAGTTGAAGCAAGGCGGAAAGGATATCCTAACCATAGAGGAAGGACTTTCTTTTTTAGTAAAGGTTGGGAAACTAATTTTTTAATTAATGATGGTGGAATATTTCTTAATGAATTGACTATAAGAAAAAGCAAAGATAAGGGTTTTATTTTTGTGGTTGATATTATGGGAGATAAAAGGGCTGCTGTTATAAATTCATCAAGGGTCGATGAATTGTTGAAACAGCCTCGTAGGGAAATGAAAAGCACAAATAGTGGGGTAATGCAATCTGTGAAAACAGTGCCATTAGCTTGGTTCAAGCTTAAATTTTAGACTGTTTCAAATGCATATTGAGGTTTCATGATGTTGCATCCGTTTTTTTCATACTTTGGCTCAAAATATAGAATGGCAAAACATTATCCAAAGCCATTATATGATATTGTCATTGAGCCATTTGCTGGCGCTGCTGGATATTCTTTATTATACCCAGAAAAAAAAATAATCTTATATGATAATTACGAACCAATAGTTGAGCTATGGGACTATTTAATTAAAGTAAAAAAGGAGGAAATACTAAGTCTTCCTCTTGACAATAATGGTCACCAGTTTTCTAAAGAGTATCCCGTTTCTGATTGCAATATTGCAGCAGAAGCCAAGCTCTTAATTGGCTTTTGGCTAACAGAATCTCAAACTTCTTCTTCTCGTTATCCTTTGTCAAAGTCAAGAGGCGGTAATTGGACGGAACGCAAAAGAAATATGATTGCAAATCAAGTTAATTGCATAAAACACTGGGAAGTAAAAAATAAGTCTTATGATGAAATAGATTTCAACCAAAAATGCACTTGGTTTATTGATCCTCCATATTCACAGGCTGGTAAACGATACAGAAACAATAACATAAATTATGAACAACTTGCTTCGTGGTGCAAAGAAAGACATGGACAAACAATTGTGTGTGAACAAAGTGGAGCCAACTGGTTGGAGTTTTCTACTTTTCAAAAAACTTCTAATGCCAGTAACAAAAAATATGAAGAAGTCATATGGACCAATTTGTGAGAATCATAGTCAAATTAAATTCTGTTAAAAATTTATTTGATTCTTGAAAAAAATTTTCCTCCGTTGACGGGATTGTTCTTGTATTTTTTTTTATTATGTGTATTATTAAATTGTTAAGGGCCTCTAGCTCAACTGGTTAGAGCAAACGACTTAGAAAGGAAGGCAACCTAAACAAGTTAAATCTTGCATGGTTGACTTCTATAGGGTTGCTAATTGTTTTCATATAATTATGTGGAAGCTATTAGTAGAATCTGTCAAATTCGGTGAACCCTGTAAAATGGGAATACCGAGCCAAGCCTGAGAAATCGGGAAGGTGTAGAGACTAGACGGCAGACCCGAAAGGGAAGGTATAGTCCAGACCACAAACCCGAAAGGGGCAACGAAAGTTGTAGTGGTAAGCATAATCGTTCGGTTCTGAGTTCAAGTCTCAGGAGGCCCATTTCAGAATTTTGTCCGTCAACAGAGGACAAACTGAAAGGATTAAGGAAGGACAAGAATGAAGTACCCAGAGGACTTTCTAAACAAAATCATCCACGGCGACTGCTTGGATTTGATGCAGACGATGCCAGAAAACTGCATTGATCTGATAGTTACCAGCCCACCGTATAACATCGGCAAGCCGTATTCTGGGTACAACGATAGTCTGGATTTTGCCGACTACCACCAATGGCTCAGGAAGATGTGCCATGCGATGTACAGGGTCATCAAGCCCAACAGCAACATCTTCGTGAACATCTGTGACGTTGGCATTTCCAACAAAGATGCGAAAGGCGAGCATAGGATTGGCGAGCGGGGAAACTTTTACGTTGTTCCCAATCACACGGTTGTCATCGGTGAAATGATTGCTTTGGGCGGTCAGTACCTCAATCCGATCATCTGGAAGAAGCCAAGTAACCACAACGCTCAGTTTGGTGCGAATGCTCGGTTCTGTGGTACTTATCCATATCCCAAGAACTGCCATGTCCCATCGGAGATAGAGTACATTCTGCATTTCCGAAAGAACGGCTTGTACGAGAAGGTTGACAAACAAAAGAAGGAGCAGAGCAAAATTACCAAGGAACGGTGGATGCAGTTGTCGGGGCAGATTTGGGAGTTCAACGGAGTCGTCGGAAGTAAGGGCCATCCCGCACAGTTTCCGATGGAACTACCACTTCGTTGTATTGAGGGTTGGAGTTTCATTGAAGATGTAGTCCTTGATCCGTTTTTGGGTGTGGGGACGACTGCTTTGGCTTGCAAAAAGATGAACAGGCAATACATCGGCATGGATATTTCCAAAGAGTATTGCGATATGGCGATCAAGCATTTGGAAGAGGCTGTATGATACAGGTCATTCACGGCGAGATTTGGGGTGAAGCCTTCCTGCAAGAACTGCTCGCAGGGAGCAAAACTTAGGTTTGTAGCCCTTGAAAGAGGGCGATTTTGGAGTCCCATGATTTTCATGGGTTTTAGAAAGCATGATGTTTTCCACTATTTTAACTTTGGCTGCATCTTTTTTAGGAATATGGGCTTTCTGTAAGTATGTTGTTTTCATTGAAATGAGAGTAGACGGTAACACGTTCAAGACTCTTTATGATTATTTTAAGGATGAAAATAAATTTGTTTTGTATGAGGAATTTACTTCAGAAGCACAATATCCTGTTTTCTATTCTGTTTTCTGTTTGCCCAAGTCAGTTCCATTTTTTTTCTTGACTCGTAATGAGCGTCTATTTCAAGCAGGTTGGCAGAGCAAAGACTATTTAACGGTGATCACTTGTTTAAGGTGGGATTATAATAGATTCAAGAATTTTTTAAATGTTGGTTTGAAAGATGCCAGCTTCAAAATAAGTGGTGTTCCAATTCGATTGTTGTTGCCTTTTGGAACTGATAAGATTGGTTCTCTGAAAATAAGAATGAATGAACCAATGATAGATCCTGTTTTATGGCGGGACTTCGACAATGAAGTTGGTGAAATGCTTGCTGGCAAGAGGATGAAGACAAGCGCACTTCTTCATGGTTTGCCGGGAACTGGTAAAACATCTTTAGTCAAATATTTGTCAACGAAATATGATTTGCCAATTATGATTTTTACTTTGAATCCAGAGTGGAACAACCATGACCTTTTGTTTATGTTTTCAAACATTCCATCAAAATGCATAGTTCTTATGGAAGATTTTGATAATTATTTTAATAAAAGACAATGCACTATGGGTAATGACAGGAATTATATTAAATTTACTTTTGATATAATTCTTAATGGTTTAGATGGCGTTTATAACACTTATGATAAAGTCGTTTTCATTATGACTGTTAATGATATCGATAAGGTTGATGATGCTTTGAAGAATAGACCGAGTCGTTTCAAATTCGTCAAGCATTTTGACAATCCATCTTTTGAGGCTAGGGACAGGATATTGGGAAGAGATTGGGCTGATTTGACAGCAGGAATGAATTTGGATCAAATCTATCGGATTAAGGAATACCAAGATCAAGGACTGACTTTCAAAGAAGTTATGCTGAAATTAGGAAAAAATATTGATTGTACGCAAATCAATAGAATTGCTGAAAACATTTATCGGCGTAGAATGGCGTTTAATTTGCCCGGAAACGACAGAGAAGATTGGTTTGCTGCCGAGAATATAATCACATCAAAGTAAAATCTACATATTCTATTTCCATTATTTCTCTTGGAAATTTCTTACCGTTTGCTAAATCTTGATCATCACTTTTTTGCCATTTTTCTTTAATGCGGCGAAGAATTCTTGGGTTATGTGCGAAGAATAATTCCACATCATGTTTGATGATATTTTCACGCATGATTGTTAGGCCAACGCTTTGAAACATTTTTTTATAACTTTTTATTGGATTTAGAAATGCTTGTGTTTTCAATGATTTTATTCCCATTTCGTATAATTCATTTTCTGTAAAAACGAGATGTATAAATGCTTTGTTTAGTGTTGTGTGAGTGTGGCATCCATGTCTGCTCGTCCATGGATGGCAGCGGATGAATATTCGACCAGCCTCTGATTTTATTTCATTTATTTTTTTGAGTGAATTTTCAAAATCTTGTGCATGATCTAAAACATCATTTATCACAATCACGTCATATGGACCATTTTCTATAATTTCTGACCATTTGGTTGTATAGATTAGATTGGGGTCTTTTTTAAAATTGGTCCATTTTTTTTCTTCAATATCATATCCAACAACTTTTTTAGTTCCGAATAGATTATTAGCAACATAACAGAGATGGCCTTCTCCGCAGCCAAAATCTAAAACTTTTTTATCTGTTATGTCAGTTGTGACTAATGAGTTTAATATTGCTGCTGCCTTGTGTAATTTTTCTTCATCATTGTCTCCAACAATTTCTGATTCATCAATTGCTTCGGGCCATGCGCCAGTTTTTGATAAAATTCTCAGTTCTGTTAATTCTCGAAGTTTTTCATCATTCGATTCTGGTTCGGCGATCAAAGCATTTTCTTGTTCAAGAAATCGATTCATAAAAACCAACATATTTTCAAGTGTGCTTATGAATTGCTTAACATTTTTTATTTCCATTGATACCTTTTGATTTGTTGGATTATTTTTCATGATTTACACTCATATAGAAGTGATATAATTAATTTTATATAATATTTTATAATTGGCAAATCATGAAAAAAATTGAATTAATGAAAATTTATAGTGAAGATTTTCAAAAAGAAGTCACAATGGTTTCTGTTGATGGAGAGGTTTTTGATTGGGGTATAGACCCTAATGCATTAGTTCAAGCGAAAGCAACTATTTCTAATCATAATGAATTATCTGAGTCTATAGTTTTATCTATGATAGATCATTTTCTTGAATGTTTTTCAGAATTTATTGGAAGAGATATAAATCTTGAAGAATTCAATAATGCTGTGAGAGAGGGAAAATTATAATGATTATTTTTGAAGAAAATGACGATAGATTTTACATCAAGGAATCAACCATAAAGACGGCGGGGAAAGGTCTTTTTGCTAAAAGAAAAATTGAAAAAGATGAATATTTGCCAATTAGTGGCATTATGGTCAAAAGAAATTCTATTGCTGATGAATGCACATATTTTTTCAATTCATATAAATTCGCAGCTAATATGAAGAAAAAAGGTGATTTGGTTGATATTGGAGAATATGTTATTGTTCCTCTTGGCTATGCTGGAATTGTCAATCATATTGACAGTTTAACATTACAAGGTGTTGAAATTCGTTATTGTGGTGATCAATATCCGCAGAAAACTCCACATGCTGGCAAAGCTGTTTATTGGTTTTTACGAGACATTGAAAAGGATGAGGAAATATTTGGTAATTATGGACAAGGATGGAATAATGTTTTAGATTGGGTTAATGAAGTTCACAATAAAACTGGCTATGCTAAAAAGTCTTGGCAAGAATTTTTAGATTTTGATTTGTACAATATGAAAGAATTAATTTAGCTTAAGGCAAAATTTATGGAAACATTTGATTTTGGGAAAACAAAGCTTATTGCTTTGGTTTTTGATTTATCTATAGCTCATGATAAAAAAGGGCGAAGAATTATCGATGGAATCAAAAGTCAAATTGTTAAAAAAATATCAAAAAGCAATGAAGAGGTTTTATTTTTTTTGAATAAAATACCAAAACATTGTGGGGAAAGTGTTCAAGAAGTTGCTTCATATCAAGATCCAATTGATTTTAATATTGGTGAAACTGTTAAGAAAATAACTAAAATTATTGGAGAAACATCTGAAGATAAAGAAAAGTATGTTTTATTTATTACTGATCGATTTAAGGATAAATTCAAAGGTCACTACAAGTCAATTTTTAATTTGAAGAAATATAAAAATTATGATTTTACCATTTCATTTGTCGGTTTTGGTAAAAACTATGACCGTTCAATTTTAGAATCATTAGTATTAGAATGTGAAGGAAATTTTCAACATATTGATTTAGCAGAAGATTTGTCTTTTATTTTTGAAAAGATGGGAGTTTAAGTGGTAGATAAAATTTTTGTTGGTAAGCCGATTGAAAATAAACCGTTTTACATGTCGCCAGTTGAAATAATTATTCCTTTTCACAATGAGCAATCAAAAGTAATTGACCTTATTAATGATATATTTATTACTGTGCAAAAGAACATGTATGTTATTACGCTTGTTGATGATGGTTCGGATAATAAGAATTTTTTAAAACAATTGCGAGAAAAAAAGGTTGAGGGTCTTCGTTTTTTGAGTCATGATAAATGCAAGGGTTTTGGAGCATCTGTAAATACTGCTTTGAGAAATCCTCACAATAAAAACATTCCCTTTGTTGTTATTATGCATTCTGACGTTAGAGTCAAAGATAACAACTGGTTGTTTAATCTTGGCCAAACACTTGTTTCAATGAAAAATAACGGCGTGAAAATGATTTCATCTTTGACAGATAATCCTATGGCTGATGTCGCAGCGTTATGTGGCGAAAAAGGTGTTGTGAAAAATGATGTTGTTTTGTCAAATGGTTATTTGCCTATGTATTGTGTTATTGCAAATAGAGAATTATTTAACAGAATCGGTTTTCTAAAAGAATTTCCATATGCTGGAACAGAAGCAGAAGAATTTGCCTACAGAATGCGATCCAAGGGGTTTAAACAAGGAGTTTGCGGCAGTAGTTGGGTTCATCACATTGGCGGCGCAACATTGAAACAATATGAAAATGATAAGAAAGTTAACAAAATATTGCGAAATACATATGAAGAGTATTTGCTGACACACAAAAACACAAACGATAATAATATATAATGTATCTTACATAGGAGGTTTTCATGCGTTGCAAAAAAGAAGACAACACTTATACCACTACGACTTGGAAATACTACACTGCTCAGTGTACTAGAAATCAACAGGCTCTTGGCATTTGTTCAGGAGTTTCTGGCGCATGGGTTGCAGCGACCGTCGTCTGTAGCTTAAGGCTTTTTTGATTGATTTTAAAATAATTTTTTAAACGATGACTGGCTTTATGCCAGTCATTTTTTTTTGTCTTGACAATTAATTTAAATATTTGTAATATAAAAAAATCAACACGGAGAAGACTTGTGATTGACCTGATTAAGAAAATTTTTGCCGATCTAAATCAATTTTGTTTTTCAAATAAAATTATAATGCCTGAATTTCAATTGGACGTTGTGAGAAAATTTAATTTTCGTTGGATTAGTGATGATGAAGTTTTATGTATTGGTTCAGCGTCAATTGACATGAATAAGCGTGAAATTTGTGTGGCTATGTTGCACGAAATGATTCACATGTATAATTATTCACTTCGCATTCAAGATGTTAACGAAAATCAATATCATAACAAAAAATTTATGAATATGGCTATAAATTTGGGATTGGGAATATTTAAAGATAAAAACCAAGGATGGTCAATTACTACGCTCGATCAATCTAATGATAAAGATGTTAAGATTGATACTGCCAAGAATAAAGAACTTATTAATTATATAGAAAAGATTAATATTGATACACACAAATTGTCTCTTGATTATAATGCTATGCGTGAATCAATTGCTTCCTTGAAGCCTTCAAAGGTTTTCTTTTTAAAGTACGAATGTCGTTGTCCCGCTCCTTTCAACAGTATTCGTTCTGGGAGAAGGCCAGACGGTAATAATGCTCCAGAGATTACATGTGAGCGATGCAAAAGTAAATTTACTTGTGTTTCCCCGCTTGATGATTAGCATGAGGCAATTCCAATTCTGCTTCTGGATCGATTCTTTTGATTATTTTCTGAAAAACTAAATATAGCAATATTGTGATGATTGTGAATTCAAGAAATGAATTGAGAATTTTTCCTATTTCTATTTCCATGCCTTCCAAAGGAATAAAAATTAAGCTGCGCCAATTGCCATTCGTAGCAGATAGCGTGTAATTGATAATAGGCATAAGTAATGATTCTGTGATACAAGATGCAAACTTTTGTGTTTGAGTAGCAAGTATTAGTGCTAAAGCCATTACAAAAAAGTTCTTCTTGTAAGCAAATTTCTTATAATCTTTAAATTCTTGTTGGATTTGTTCGCTTTTTATAAAATTTTTCTGATCCAATTCACATTCTTTCATGGAATATCCTTAAAATTTTATCTATTTTTATTTTGCGAAATATTGGCAAATGGTTGTCTTGACTAATTAAATTAGTCGCCATTAAAAAATTTTAAAATTTTCTCAAACCAAATCACATATAGTGTCTAGAAGAAAATGATCGACCAATCTGAGGAGGTAAGACATATGTTTGTATATGGGTTTATATCAAAAGTTTCCCAAAATATTATTTCTTTGGACGATTTTTTTTGTCGTTTGGGACTAGCTTTGAGGAAGTTTTGAGTATACAACAAACACATGGTTTTTCGCCAAGGTGTTCGGGCAATCTTCTTGAATGTTTTGGCAAAGCCACTATGAAGCCATTGACGGGACTCATAGGAAAGAAATCCGTCTTCCGTTGACGGACGGACGGACGCATAGACGGATCGTTATGGTTTGTTTCCTTTACAGCGAGGTTTTATCATGTCGAAGATCAAGGAAGATTTATCTGTGAGCAATTTACCTTTGCCAGAAGGTAGTCAGCATCTGACTGGGAATCTTTTCATGGTTCCGTTTTCCAGTATTAGGGCACCAGAAGGGAACCCTAGACTTTTGACAGAGAGTGGTCTTGCCAACATCATTGATAAGCAGTTGGCGAATGAGCTTCGAGAAAGCATTAAGAATAATACACTGCTCAATCCTTTGGTTTGTCGTTGGACTAAAGACGAAAACGGTAATTTGTTTCCGATTGTCGAAGGCGGTGATCGTCGATATCGTTCGTTAGATTATTTGATCCGTCGCAAGGAAATTGTTGTTGATCCTCGCAACATCAAGGTGGATGAAAATGGACAATGGCATCGAAGTATGGTCCCAGCCAACGAAGCTTACGAGTTTGTTCCGTGTCAAGTATTTTTCTGCAACAACGATTTAGAGGCTTTGGCACTAGCTTGGGCAGATAATAAAAATCGTGTAAATTTGACGGAAGGACATGAGATTGCTGAAGTTATTAAGCTTCGTGATGTAGGCGCTAAAGATGCTGATATTATGAACATTCTTCAGCGAGATCAGAAATGGTTGGCCGATACTGATCGGTTAATCGGCTCTCTTGATCACAGTAGTTTGGCCGATCTCATCGAGGGTAGGCTTGATCGAAATGCAGCGATTGAACTTGCAGCAATCAATGATATAGAGATTAGGGACAAGGTAAGAATTGCTGCCAATGAATCCTCGACAGAGACATGGGGTCGTAAGATTTATCGTTTGCAGCGGAGAATCACCCAAGTTGTTGAGGAGAACGAAAAGGCAAAGGGTGATCTTGTTTTTTCTGAAACATCTGAAGAAAAGCAAGAGGCACAAGAGCGGATTGATCAGACAGAAGCGCAAAGTCGGGCCATTGCTCGACAACGAGATGAAACTAGGCCTGTCACGACTTCGAGAGCGGTTATTGATGCCAGTAATCAAATTGCTGGCACAAGACCTCGCCCTGTAGGAAAACGAGGCCCTAAGGGTGGTCCTCGTCGCATGAGAGAAATCAAGATTAAAGAGGGTCGTGATCTTTTTGTTGAGCTTTTGAAAAACAATGGCGAAGCACCTGATGGTTCTTTTACAGCCAGTGTTGAATCACTCAAATTGTTAATCAAGGTCATAAACGACAATATTTTAAACAATAATCCTGATTGGGCTGCAACAATTAGAAAGCATTATTCTGCTTAAAACATAGCTTTTAACAAAAACAACACTGCTTTTTTTAAAAAGCAGTGTTGTTTTATTTTTTTATTGCATAAATATATCAATGATTATCGCTTGTCCACATTGTGGTCATGATTTACACGAAAAGCTTAATGACGGTTTATCTAACTGTGATAAATGTCATCAATTTTTTGATTCTAGCGATTTAAATCAACTTCTTTCGGCAGGATGGCTAATACGAAAGCATCACTATAATCTTGAGCAATTGAAATGGCACACTAAAATAGAAGATGATATGGCAATATTAGTTTTTGCATATGTATTAGACAATGACTACTCTCATCAAGAATTTTTTACAATCTTGACAAAACTAGGTGTCGCAAACAAATGTTACATTAATTACGAAAAATAATCAATTTGATTGATCATCATCATCAGATGTAATTGCTGAAATTTGGCCAGTTGGCGCACGAGAATCAATCTCTACGACATTTGTTTCCAGTTCAGAACGAAGTACAGTTACCTCTTTCTGAGCCTGAATACCCAATCTGACTTTGTTCCTGTTGTCAATTCTTACAACCGTGATCCTTATGTCTTCTTTTAGACCCGGAACTTTTAGGATGATTTCTTCGTCCTTCTTTCGACTTAGCACTAGCATTTTACGTCCTTTCGTTGCTTTCCATGTGTTGTCGTAGACCATATTAATTGAGTCGATCTTTTGAAATTTTTTGTTCTTTTTAAAATATTTCCCAAAATAGGGCTTTACAACCAAAAAGGATTTATATATTAATTACTTACTGGCATTAAAAATTAACAACGCCAGCTTTAACAGGAGCAGAGTGATGAAGATTAATGTATGGTCTGTTGAACTGAATAACCTTCGAGCCGAACATTCCAAGATTTCCAAGAAGATTTCGTTGCTGGAAGATCTTATTGAATTAGAAAACGAACATGCATTTGATGCTCCCACATCAAATGAAAATCAATCGACTTCACATAGGCATGAAAATAATCCTCGAATTGTTGCAAATAATGATGGTAGCGAACCTCGTCGTCGTGGTCGTCCTCGCAAAAATCCATCGGATGAAGTTGCCGTGAAATCACTCAAGCTTCCAAATTTGCTTGAAACAATTGGTCAACAACATGGCAAATCGATGAGGTATGATGATTTGGCCATATTGGTAAAATCTTCTGGCTATAAGACCAATAGTAAAGATTTTAACAACATGGTTTATCAGTGCCTCCAAAAGTTGTGCAAGAAGGGTGTGTTCGTCAGGAATCCAGAAACTCAAGAGTATCATTACGCTGGTAATAATGATTGATGTCGATTTAATTTTTTACCAACAACCCTTTCTTAACAAAGGGTTGTTGGTAAATATTTTTACAGTTATCGATAGATATATGACACACATTTTTTTCGACAGTTGTATTTTTTAATATTCATTTCGAGAATAAATTTTGGAAATTATTTTATAAAAGCTGTTTTTTAATGTAAACTAGAGTTAGACGAGTCATCCACATCAAGGAGATTGTCATGGCCAAGCGTAAGCAGACCTGTTGTGATTATTGTGGTAAAAGCAGCGCAGAAGTAAATGTTCTGGTCGAAGGACCAGTTACTGAACATGAGCAAAATGGCAGGCCTGTGGGCAGCAGAGTTTATATCTGCTCTGAATGTATTAACCTTTGCAAATCAATGGTTGATAAGCAAACAAAATCTCCATCACTAGTAAATCTTGCCAAAGGGATTCCAACGCCAAAGCAACTTGTTGAGCATCTGGACAAAAGCATCATCGGTCAAGATAAGGCCAAGCGCACCCTTGCTGTTGCTATTACGAACCATTATAAGCGTTTGATGCAAAACACAATTAAATCTGATGACAATCCATTTTCTGATGTTAATATTGAGAAATCTAATATTTTGCTGATAGGTCCAACTGGTTCTGGTAAAACTTCATTGGCTCGAACACTTGCTAAAATGCTTCAAGTGCCATTTGCAATTGGCGATGCTACGACTTTGACGGAAGCTGGTTATGTTGGTGAAGATGTTGAGAATTTGATCCTTAAATTGCTCCGTGAAGCTAGCTTTGAAGTCGAAGCGGCTCAGACAGGAATTATTTTTCTTGATGAAATAGATAAGATTGGCAAGACAAGTCAGAATGTAAGCATCACCCGTGATGTCAGCGGCGAAGGTGTTCAACAGGCTCTGCTTAAGATGATTGAAGGCACGATATGCAATGTGCCTCCCGGCGGTGGAAGAAAGCATCCAGAACAGCAATTTGTTCAGGTTGACACAACTAATGTTCTATTTATTTGTGGCGGTGCATTTGTTGGTTTGGAAGAAATAATTAAGCGTCGAATTGGTAAGAATGTCATGGGTTTTGGTGGTGTTAACAGCAAGCAAGATGACGATGAATGGATTTTAGAACACATTACCCATGACGACTTGATTGAATTTGGTATGATTCCAGAAATTGTTGGTCGCCTGCCAGTAATTACGCCATTAAAAGGACTTGACCAAGAAGCATTGCTTAAGATTTTGACCGAACCAAAAGATGCTTTGGTGAAGCAGTACCAGAAGATGTGTTGGCAAGACAATGTTAAGTTACTGTTCACCAATGAAGCGTTGGTTCAAATTGCAAGCAAGGCAATGGAAAAGGGTACAGGCGCTCGTGGACTTAGAACAGTCATAGAAGGATTCATGATTGACATTATGTACAATCTAACGGATCATAGTGGCGAAGAGATCACTGTGACTAAGGATGTGGTTCTTGGACAGCCTGCTGTTTTTAACAAGAAGTTTGCAGCCTAGTCTGTATGGATACTGGTCAACTACCTTACTGGCGCACAATACTTGAGAAGTTGACGGTCAGGTAGTTGACCAATTTTTCTTCTAATTTTCTTAAATTTATTATTGTAAATTATGTTAATTATAGTTAGACTTGAATGATTATGACTTTTATAATCCGTTGACAAACGGAAGAGGTATTTTTACATGAATTATATTGTCTCTACTTTTTTTGATGAGGAAGATTGGAATAAGTTCGGTTTGAATTGGGTTCGCAATGCTAAATCCGCATCACTCGACGCTATAATTATAGGTAAGGATCTGCCAGAAGACGCAATTGCAAAAATCGCAGAATTAAATTTTCTTTATTTTCCTGTTTTAGACAAATTTAAAAAAAATTGCAATGCAATGCACACACTGGTATGCAATCTACCAAAAAATAGTAGATGTTTGTGGACAAAACCTGAAATTTTACCAAAAGCTGGTATTATAGGAGAAGCAGATTTGATATGTGGTCTTTCTGATTCCCCTATAAGTAAAATAGTCAGTTCTGTTATCAATCTCTATGACAGAGCGGCGATGATAGAATCGTTGTCTCAACACATTGAGTCAGTTCATAATAAGTATTTGTCTGCCAATTATATGTTGGGAACGACAGATTTTTGGAACGGTTTTTTTGGTTGTAAGTCTTATTTGCACGAACGAGGTTATTTGGTTGAAAATTCAGAAGACGACGATCTCGTTTTAAACTTTTTTGTTGCATTCGCACATTCTTTTTCAGTAGAAATAAAGGACTATTGTTGAAACTATGGAATTAATACTCTATCACTTTGGTTCTTTTATGTTTTTCATGTTAAGCATGTTTGTAATTTGTGCTTTCATGGTTGCTCTTACAAGAACTAATAAAGAAGAAACAACAAGAATTAAGGAAGATGAATGAACATATTGCTTTTTGTTTATGGAACTCTAAAAATGGGGTTCTCTAGAAACTACGCTTTGAATGGACAGATTTATTTGGGTACTGCTAAAACAAAGCCCGAATACAGCATGTATGCACTAAATGGTTATCCAGCTTTGGTTGATCAAAGAATGGCTGAAAAAAATAAACTTCAAGTTTCTACTTCTGTATTTGGTGAAATTTGGGAGGTAGACGAAGAAGCAATTACTAAAATCGATAAAATAGAAAGCACAGATATTGATTTGTTTGAAAGGAAAGCAATAAATATTGATGAGTTTACGCTTTCAAGATTGCCTCTTGATAAATCTGTATGGCGTTCAATAGAAGATAAAATAGCATTATCTTATATTTACAAACAGAATATATATGGTGCTGCTATCTGTGGTTCCTTTTGGCATAAAAGGTAGTGAAATAATGAATATGAATTATTTATTATCTGGTTTTATTTTAGGTGTGTCGGTATTAACAATTTTTTTATTGATATATCGTTCTATTATGCTGCGTAAAATTGAATCATTACAGTCACAAGCTGTTTTGGATGATTTGGAATTAGCAACGAAAGAACAGCTTCTTAATGAATTCCGCAAACGTCCCAATAATTCTTACATTCTTTTGTTGCCAATGTCTAATAAAGATGAACAAGGAATAAAAATAGAATTAAATAGATTCACACCTTATGATAGTGTAGGATTATTACACTTGGCTACCAGTCTTATTTTTCGTCAAATGAAAAATAAAGGTATGTCTTTACCTGAACTGCCATCTATTATTGACGAAGATTGACATTCAAAGTTTATTTCTTTGGGAAAGAAATCCGTCATCCGTTGACGGCGAATAAGGATTGTATAATGCTCAAGAAAGTAAAAATCTGTTTGAATACAATGGTTGCCAACGAGGCACATGTTATTCACAGAATGCTAGAATCTTGTTACAAGTTTATTGATTATTGGGTCATTCAAGATAATGGATCTAATGATGGCACTCAAGATATAATTCGTAATTTTTTTAAAGAGAAAAATATACCCGGGTTCATTTATGAAATTCCTTGGCAATATCCCGGCTACAATCGTGATCATGCTCTACAAAAAGCTTTACAGGCCTCACATAATTGCGATTGGATTTTAAGAATAGATGCCGACGAAATTATTCTAGTTGATGATGATTTCGATTGGACACCAATCAACGATACATCAAATCAAAGCTTTAATATTACTGCACAACAAAACAATTGCGTTTATTATAGATGTTGGCTATGGAATTCTAAATTACCATGGAAATTTAAACACGATAAACGACATGAAACCATTTACATGGAAGAAGTTGGAGAAGATTTTGTCAGGAACAGTCTTTCATCAAAATTTAGACATGTTATTTATGGAGATGGCAAAACTTGGTTTAGTCCTTATAAATTTTATAGTGATGCTCTAGAAATTGAAAAAGATCTTTTGCTAGAAAATAAAATGAATATTGACATATATCATTTGTTTTATATTGCCAAAAGTTACCGAGATGCAGTTGTTGATAAAAAAAGCATATGGCCATTTGGTGACTCACACATGAAAGAATGTGCCAGAAGAGCTATTTTCTTTTTCCAACAATATCTTAATATTGTTCACAATTTCAACAACACATCAAAAGCAGATCGCTTAGATGAAATGGGCTACATGGTCTTGGTTTTCATTTCTGAGTGCCAAAGAAAACTGGGGGATGATGAATCGGCTCTTTTGTCTTTGATGCAAGCAGAGCCTTTTTGCCCCGAAAGAAATGAACATCTTCTTGAAATTGCACAAATTTATTCCGATCATGGGCAAAAAATTGGATTTCTTAATACGACAGCAAAACTCGTTGATCCATTAAGAAAAAATCCATTTCCAAAATTTTGCTTCTTCATCAATAATGAAGCATATTATGACACAGGAGAATATGTGAAATACCTTCATAATATCTCTTGCATATTCAATAATATTTCTACAGCTACTTGACAAATCGTTGAATTTTTTACTAATGATGCTATTGTCTAAAAAACAATAAATCATTATAGATAATTGTATGGAAATTAGTTTTAGAAAATATATTGAATCGTATACTGATATGGGTTTACATATGGGGTCCAATAACATATTGGATGCTTGGGAAGAATTGGCAGCAGAAAAGCATATTAAAAAGGCATTGAGTTACGGCGAAAAAACTTTAAAAATAGCAGAAAAATTAGATAAATTTATAGGGATGAAGAAGATGTTTTTTCTTTTGGGTCCCACAACACATGTTTTGGTTAGCAGTGGAATTTCTTTGTCAAAGATATTAAATGAACCGAAAAAAATTTCAAATTGGATTGAATTGAAAGATCAACTTATTGAATTAGTCAAATTGGCAGCAATTAATCCATTAATTGCGGGACCAGCAGCAATTGGAATAGCGCATTTGACAGGTTTTGCGGCAAATCAAGAAGCCATATTGCTAGTTGCCAAATTAGCATCGTCTGTTTATTTTTACTTAGAAAGCATTCTGAAGATCATGCAAACTAGCAAATTAGACTATGTTCAGAAAATTGCCGAATCATTAAAAGACAAATTAAAAATTTTAATGCCTAAGACTCAATTACCGAATTGATGTTAATGCTTTGATAGTGCTTTCTGCATTAACATGCAATATTCCATTCCCACCCCAATCACGCCATTCTTGAATGTTGATGTGAAGATCATCTATTAGTATTTTCCCTGCACTAGCGTAATATTTTTTCACCTTGCTTTTCTCGACACAGATGATTCTTTTACCAGAAACACCAATATGATTCTGGCACCATATGTTTTTCCCATCACATGCTTCCTTTGATTCCGAACATGATGTCAGGATATAAGGTTTATATTTTTTTATATAATTCCATAGAATTTGACAGTCTTTTGTTTCAGGTAAATTTGCCCAAAAATCAATTTTTTCTTTGCTTGTAAGCTTGTCAATATAATTGTTAAAATAATCTATAAATGTTTCTCCATTGTTAAGTTTAAATCCATATATCTCACTTAGCTTTCCAACTAAATCAACAAGAACACCATCTAAATCACAATATATCATAATTTTTTTTCATTTTCTGTTTACAAATTACCTTAAATTCTATAAGTTAATAGGGGATAAAACAAACTATCGAAGGGAATGGATAAAATGAAAAACCCATTAGGCAAAAATGTCGATCTGAGATTATGCTTGGTTGACAGCACCTATGACAAGGAAGTCGATGAATGGATGATAGACAAGATTTCCGACACTGATTCAATCTTGCAAATTTCAAGTCCAAGTCAAGAAGAAATATGCAGCAAGGTTAAACTTTGCAGGAAGAAGCATATTGCCTATATTTCCAAGAATGACATATTTGTCGTTCATCGTAATAGCAATAAACCAATAGTATGCTTGAGAAAAGTTTGATTTTTAGCAGAAGAATTTTATGAAATAACTGAGATTCAATCCGAATAAGAGATGTGGAGATCAGGGTAACAGACGGAGAACTGGAAATGAACGTCAAGAAAGTTTGGTTTTACATCCATCGTTTCGATGCCGCCAAGACCGCACATGTGGCTAGCATAATTCTCAGGAAGTATCCGTTCATCAAGCCTACTGTCGAAGGTGACAAGTGCATCCTGTTGTGCAGTGATATGGGTAAAGACCCATCCTCTTGGGTCATCGAGAAGCTCGTTGAAAACAAAAAGTTTCTGGGTCATTTCCACTCAGGAAGCAAGCGATATAATGCCGAAAGGCATGAATATTTGACAGAAAAGCATCATGCTGCTGTCTGTCGGTTTGGTTTTTTTGACTTATATGATGTTCCCGATGATTTACAGTTTGCTAATTTTATTCTTGGGAAGTTGCAAAACACTCTTTCGGGACAGCCTGCTTATCTCGCTGAAGAGAATGCTTCTATCAGCAGTGGCCATAAATTGAATTTCTCAAATGAGATCAAAGTGGAAAGGAGGAAGATGTATATTTATAACCTCGTAAAATTCCACAATTATTCTAAGGAATTAGCAACATTGGTGATTGATCGAAGATTTCCAGAATGGAAAGACATAAAAATCGAGAAGAAAAAGATCATTCTTCGTGATGAAAGAAAAAGGGCTAGAGATGAGTACAGGAAAGCTTTAGAACTTGCTAAGAAGTTGGCTTTTATGTCACCTAAGAAGAGAAAGATTTATCTAGAAAGTGATAATTTTTTTGAATATATACTTTTTATGATGCTCTGTAAGGTAAAGGGTAAAGAGTGGATTTTAGAGAATATTGGACCTGTACCCGGAATTGTCGAGTGATAATGAAAAGGCCAGCTAAAAAGCTGGCCTTTTTTATTCACTCTAAAAATTTCCATTAGTTAATCATGTGGCCAATTTTCATGATTATTAAGCCTATAAACATTGTTATCATTCCAAAAATTCCCCAATAGTCTAGTTTTACGTTGAAGAAAATTAAAGGGGTAAAGTAAAAAACCGCTATATAAACCAAGTCCCACATTAAAACAAATATGAAGAATTCTTCTTTATTGTCAACAATTTTGGTGGACCAATACCAAAGTAGACTGTAAAAAAAACCTATGATCATGCAAATCGTAAAATAATTATAACTGTTTTTATCAAAAAAATCATTAAATGCTATGTATGCATAAGAAAAATATACAATGCTAGCTAGAAATAAAAGTAAACATTCCATATACCTCCTTGTTATGGACACTGGGCGAAAAATTCCATTCAACCATGATATTTATGCTTTTGACTGACAAAAACATAACATTTTGGCTTAAATTTGTGGCAGTTGCTTGGAAAATTGCTTTACAACTGGATCTTAATACCATATTATCTTATTGTTGAGCTTTAGCTCCGACAGACACAAGATGAGGTTAGAGTCATGACGCAAGACGAAAAGCAAGGCAATGATCGAACAATGATTTTTTGCAAGTTTTTGCAAACTTCTGGCATTCCTTCCTCTGGTGATATTGGATCTTTGGAACACGCTGCATTGCAGTGGATTAAAAATATTCGTAAAAATTGCAATAATTTGTTTGCATCTGATTTGAATATTATTCGCAAGCATGGTCTTTTTAACAAAATATTTGTTGATCAAATTAGACAGAACAAGGTCGAAGAATTAGAAAAACAAATGCTTGAATTGTCTCATCAGCTTAGAGCCATTAAAGAAGGCATTCCTTCTGTTCCAGTTCCAAAAATTACAGTTCCAAAAATTACCATTAAAAAAGATGTAGAAAAAAGTTTTAGCGAAAATCATAATAGATTTATAGCGGCCTACAAAGCAAATAGGAAAAAATATCGTATGAAGTTATTGAGAGCAATTTCTGGAAACAAAGATGGTTTGTCAAAAGGAGAAATGCATATTGTGCTAGGTGGACACGCAACTGGAAAAATACTTCAGGACTGTATCAGTTTTCTCGAAAATAAAAATTTGATTTTTATGAAGGCAGTTGAGAAGAGAACTGCAAAAGGTTGCAAGTCTGTTGTTCGTCATTGGTTTTCTGTTAAAGGCAACAATGAATTAGAAACAACAGAAAAAGCAGTTGTTCAAAAGCAGCTTTTTGATAATTTGCCTATTGCAGATAACTTTATTATCAATAAAAGGCCATACACATATAACCCCGAATGTGTTTGGGCGAAGAATGTTGAAGTATTTTCTTCGAGGTTGAATGAAGAAGATTTGATTGGCGCTGCAAAAATCAAAAGCATTAAAACTGGTTTAGTTAGAGATTGTGGCCTAGAAAACTATTGCATTTATCCAAGTGGCGCAATTAAGTATTATCTTCGCTGGCGTAGCCATGACGGTAGCTTTGGCTACGCTTTTTGGAGATGGAGTACCTCCAAAGATATTGTTGAAATTAATCTCAAGCCAGAATTCGATTTTGGCGGCAACTAACAGCGGCTAGTAAAGAAATACGTCCTCACCTGTTCGTATTCCAATCGCCTATTGTGGGTGGAAGACCAGCCCATTTGCGAGCATCCTTCCATGTTTTGGGTTTGAAATCTTTAGGGAAAAAGCTGGCTGGTTCTTTTTTCGTATCTTTAGATGGTTCACGCTGAATTACAGGTTCAGGTTCAACAATGCTTTGGAAGTACTCTGCATGAGGAATAAATTCGTCAAACATGTATATTTTGTTGTTAAAAAACACAATAGTTTTTAATGGGTCACGAAGTTCTCCATCTTCTTTTAATTTTTTGCAAGCTGCTGCTGCAACTGATATGGGTGTTTGAGGCCCCTGATAAATTGATATTAAATCAATTTGATCGAAAATTCTTTTGACCTTATTGGAAATAGCGTAAAAATTTATAGTTTCAGGCCAATTTGTCTGATCATCTCCATATAAAAACTTTTTTAAATTATTTTCTGTAACTGTGAATTTTAATTGATCAAAATCAGTCCTATAGCCTATCCTGCCAACAGCAGAAACAACATCGCCAAATCTAGAATAAATTCCATTATAAGCTTTGATAAGTTTTCTTCCTATATTTTCGTCTTTACGGGTTTCATTGTCAATTAATTGTCTGTGATATGTTTTATTTTCTCCTAAGTAATTTGTGTCTGTGGATTCAAGATAAATAAATGGTTTATGAGCCGCTGTAAGCTCCCCATCTATAATTTCAGCAGCTGAAATATCAATGATTTCGTCTGGTTTTTTGAATATTTCTAAACCATTTTCTATAGTAGGAAAATATTCATCAGCTTCTCGCAAATTAAACCATTTCTGATGGTTTGTGTTCCAATCACCTATTGTGGGTGGAAGACCTACCCATTTTTTGGCTTGTGGCCATGTTTCTGGCTTGAAATCCTTCGGATAAAGACTCATAGGTTTTTTAATATCTTTAGGTGGTTCAACATTAATTACAGGTTCTGGTTTATAAGGAGGCACATAATAAGAAATAAATTCACTGAATATGTATGCTTTATTACCAAAAACAACAATGGTTTTTAATGGATCAATAATTTTACCATCTTGTTCTAATTTTTTACATGCTGCTGCACCAACTGAGATGGTAGGGTGTCTAGAGGTAGCATAAATTGCTATTAAATCAATTTGATTGAATATTCTTTTGAATGAATCGCCTATAGCGTCTAAATTCACACGTTCAGGCCAATTTGTCTGATCCTCTCCATATAAAAATCTTTTGATATTATCATTTGGAAGCCTTCTTTTTAATTTATCAAAATTAATCCTATAACCTATCCTGCCAACAGCAGCAACCACATCAGGACGTGTTTGGTAAATTCCATCATAAGCTTTTCTAAGTTGTAGACCTATATTTGCGTCTTCTCGAATTTTTGCATAAATTAAATTATCATGATAACCTTCAGTTATGCCCGAATAAATCGTGTCTGTAGATTCTAGATAAATAAATGGAACATGGGTATCTGTAAGATTTCCATCTATAATCGAAGCGGCTGAAATCATAACATTGTCATCTGGCTTCATGAATATTTCTAAACCATTTTTTATATCAGGGGAATACTCATCAGCTTCTCTTAGATCAAACCATTTATAAAAAGATAGATTATTCATATTTACCTCAAATTAATTCAAGAACTTTTGGTTCTTTGCCAATATAAGTTTCATAACATCTTATTGCCTTACTTCCATTAAGGGTGAATACATCACCATGTTTTAATGGTTTGTTCCAATAAGGAATAAGAACTTCAGCATTTTTTAATCCCAAAATAATATTCTCCATGCTGTTCGGCAATGTTTGACTCGCCAAAGCAACAGGATCAATAGTATTGACACGAAAAGTGTATTCAGGAAAATTATCCATATTTTTAATCATTAAAAACCTTGAAACACAATTTGTTTTAAAAAATTATTTTTTTTACTAGCTTCACAATACAATATTATGTATCACAACAAAAATATTTTGGTCAAAAATGAAAGCAAATCAAGAGTATTGGCGTAGCCCACAACCTCATCCACTTAATCCTAATACGAATGATGCAAAAATATATAAAGAATATATGCTTGATGGATCTACATTGCTTCTTGGATGCACAAAAAAGCTGGTTTCCATATCAGATTATCAGATGGATTTAGATCCTTGGCTCAAAGGTCCAAATGTCATAAAGGGCGATTGGATAGAGAACAATCAAGATTTTGTCAATATTATCGGCGATGGAGTTATGAATCTCACCAAAGATTTAGCAAATGGTCTTTTGAAAATGGCAAAAAAACATTCTAAAAACTTAGTCGTCAGAAGCTTCAAAAGAAAAGAATCTTGGATGAGAGTTGCAGATTATTTTCCCGAAGCTAAAGATTTTAAGATAACTCCATATATCTCAAGACAACTAATTGATTATAATTTTTATGTTTGGAGATTTTGATGCATAATCCGAATGTTGATGTTAAGAATATAATAGACAAATTTGAAAAAAGCCAATGGATTTACAGCCCCAATTTTGATTCAATTAAACATTTCCCTGTTATTACGAGAGAAGAATTAAGAAATATGCCAATGGAAAAAGGCATGTTTGAATGTAGCACTTCAGGCTCAACAGGCGAATCTCTTAAAGTACAAAAAAGTTATGCAGATTATGTCTGGTACACGGCTACGAACGTAAGGGAAATGATCTGGAGGAAATGGGATTTCACAAAGAATATTGCCGTGATAAGGCCTGATTCAAAAATAAGAGACTTGAGTGGGTGGGGCATTCCACAAAACATTGCTCCAATACAAGGGAATACATATCAAATAAATTTTGCACCTATTTCTCAAATCCAATCTTGGCTTGAGGAAAAGAATCCTCACTACATTCACAGTAGGCCATCTATTCTTGCTGAACTAGATTTGACTAAAATACCAAACCTTATTGATGTTAAAAGCACAGGTGAACTCGGTGGGACAATGTTCAGCAGCGAAGAGTGCGGAACGATTTCAATTCAATGTCCTGACAATCCTTCCGTCCATCATGTGATGGAAAACCAAATCGTCGAAGTAGACGAATCTGGAAACATGATCATTACGACTATGACAAACAAATACGTCAAAAGATATAAAAATGGCGATTGCATTGAGCTTGGAGAATGTAATTGTGGTAGAAAATTACAAACAATCAAAAAAATAAATGGTCGTGTAAGAAATATGTTCGTTCTGCCAAATGGTGACAAAAAGTGGCCATTGATTGGAAGTAAAGTCTATTATGAACAATTTGGCATTAAAAGGTATAAAGTAATTCAAAAATCAATCGAAGAATTAGAGCTTCATATTATTGCGGAAAATCTTGGAGAAAGAGAAAAAGAGCTTCAAGCCGTTGTTAAAAAATGGCTTGAAGCAGAAGTAAATGTGACAATTAAATATGTTGAATCATTCCCTAATTATAAGCATGAAGAATTCATCAGCTTAGTCAACTATCTCTAATATTTTTGGCAATTTACCAATATATTGCTGACTGCACTTAATTGCTTTTTGACCATACAAAGTAAATGTATCACCATGCTTCAAAGGCTTATCGACATAAGGAACATAAACACTTTGATTTTCAAGATTAAGAATAATATGTTCTAAACTGTCTGGAAGATTTTGACTGACTATAGCCGTGTAATCTATAACATTAACTCTAAATGTAATTGTTGGATTAAGATAGGTTAGCCTGCTTGGTTCAACAATAAGGTCTAAAAAAGCCTGAGCAATAATTTGCCGCTCAGAATTGTCCATGTATTCGTTTTCGTCTTTTGCAATTAGTAGAAAATAAATTTCATCAATTCCAGTTAAATTTTGCAAACAATGATCATCATGCTCATTGTCGGCATCATAAAGATGAACAATTCCACTTCCGTTTCCGGGTACAAAAATAAAATGATTGATAGATGGATCGTTAGAGTCATAAACTTGCTTATTAAAACATGTAAATTGGCGACCTTTACTTGTCAAAGTAAACACATTAACTTCATAATCACCATTGCCATCAGCGCCAATATCTCCTGTGATTGAAAATTCTTCAATATCAATACCAGTTGCCGCCATCACAAACATGTCTGGATACATATTTGTAAAATATTGGCTCCCAGCACCAAAATATGAACTGCCATCGGCAATTATTCCATCCATGGGAGGATCAGTGTAATCTCCACTTCCTTCTGCAACTGCAACAGTATGAGTGTATGGAATGGAATTAGCACGGGCAGTATCATTATCTACACCATCATTATCCATATTGGCATAAAGCTGAGTTAGATTTGTATTTAGGCAATTTGCATCATCATACATGTCACCGCCACCATCAGAAATGTTGGTGTTAACTCCATCATCTTCTGGTTCGTCGCTGAAATAATATGGATTGATAATGTTTTCAGTGATTGTTTGATATCCAAGATTCAATCTTGTCAAAACTGCTTCAATACCCATAATATTCCTTTTTCAATGTGATTTACAAATTCACTGTCTCAATATTTTTTGCAATGATTAATAATTCATCAGCTTAGTTAACTAGCTCTAGTATTTTCGGTAACTTGCCAATATACTGCTGATAACACTTAATTGCTTTTTGTCCATACAAGGTAAATGTATCGCCATGCTTCAAAGGTTTATCAACATAAGAAACATAAACAGTTTGATTTTCAAGATTAAGAACAATATGTTCTATTCTATCTGGAAGATTCTGACTGACTATAGCCGTGTAATCTATAACATTAACTCTAAATGTGTAAGCTGGTAATGGATAATTTGTACTTGTATCATCCGTTATGGCCATAGTACTGCCGTAGCCTCCGGCTGAAACGAATTTCCAATTTTTGTCTGAAGCAATTTGAATTGGTGAAGAACTGTCATTTTCAGTTCCGTTTCCTAATTTACCGCTGTAGTTGTCTCCCCATACCCATAAAGTACCATTAGACTTTAATGCGACAACACTACTGGTTCCAGCAGAAGCACTTGCCCAATTAGAAGCATTTCCGACTTGAACTGGAGACGATACTATTGCTGTATATCCGTTCCCTAATGCTCCGCTGTCTCCCTCGCCCCATGCCCAGAGAGTGCCATTTTCTTTCAGTGCTACTGCATTATATAAACTGACAGAAACACTTGACCAATTACTTAGACTTCCAACTTGAGCAGGCGAAGACAAACTAATGGTATCGCCGTTTCCCAAAATTCCAAAATTTCCTTCTCCCCAAGACCAAAGAGTTCCATTGTTTTTTATGGCAAAAGAAGATAAAGCTGAAGCAGAAATTTGCTTCCAATCATTATCTGTTGTTATTTGAACTGGGGAAGAATATGTAAATGTGTCATTTTGACCCAATTGTCCACTACTACCTTCTCCCCATCCCCAAAGAGTTCCATCTGTTTTGATTGCTAATGCATGGGCACCTGTATTTGAAATTTGATCCCAATTAGAATCACTTCCAACCTGCACAGGAGATGATCTAGCATCGGTATCATTTAATCCAAGAATACCAGAATAATTAACTCCCCATGTCCACAAAGTGCCATCTGATCTAATAGCAGAATTATTGAAAAATCCTGCTGAAATTTCTTTCCATGAAAAACTTCCTATTTGAACTGGAGATGAATAACTAATGTTTTCGTTATTTCCAATTGATCCTCCTGAGCCTTCGCCCCAAGACCAAAGTGTTCCATTTGTTTTAATGCCAAGAGTATGAGTGGAACTGGTAGAAACTTTTGCCCAAACGCCTCCAGATAGTATGTTTTGAACTGGAGAAGATCTGTTAATAACAGTTCCATCTCCTAATACACCAGAATTGTTAATCCCCCACGCCCAAAGCTCATTGCCAGCCATAATGCTCCTTTACTTTATTTTCTTGAAAACAGAATATGGATAATTTTCATTATATTTCTTGTTATCTTTTCCAAATTTTACAAATGTGCCGCTATCATTTTTCACTGATAATGGTTCAAATGAATCAGCAATACTTGTATCTGTCATCTTGAAATTTGAATTATAAATTACAAAATAACCATCCTTGTTGAGCTTATTGGACAATTCAATAACAGCTTTCTCAAATTTAGAGAAAGGATAAATTTCACTGCAATCTTCTTTATTTTCCAATTGTGGATATCGACAGAAAACAGATAATGCAAAAATAAAATCAAATGTACCATGACCTTCAACCGTTGTATCATAAGATATTTTATCACTATTTTTCATTCTATTAGCAACTTTTATAAGTCTTTTATTAATATCAACTCCAACAATTTCCGATTCTGGGAAGTAATTTTTTAATGTTTTGCATTCTAATCCAATTGAACATCCGAAAGACATAATTCGGATTTTTCCTGTTTTTAATTTTGAACAGTAATCAAACAAATCAGGATAACGATTGTTTTTCGTTATTCCAATATATTGATGTGTTTTATTTCTATCCATAATATTCCTTAAAATAAGTTTTAATTCACTTCTTTATCCTAAATGCATAAAAAATCACCTATGTATTTATAAAATTTTCTTCAGATTTAATTTGACAACAGACTTTATTGGTAATATTTTATGTATATGGCTATTTATTTTTGATCAGAGGCATCTATGAATAAGTCTGATTTTTCTCACGAAAAAATTAAATTCTTTCATCATGTTAGTTTTGATGACATTAATCAACGTATGAAAATAATGGGAATAATTCCCGAACACAAAGAATTCCAGAAAAGTCTAAACAAAGTTCAAAAAATCAAGACTGATAAAATAAACCCAGAAATGCTTCCATGTTATCAATCTGCTCTCCTCAACTTCCCACAAGAACAACATCTTTTCAGAAAACTTAATTTTTTGAAATATCGTGCAAAGAATTTATTTGCTAATACAGACGTAAAATACCCAGAAGCGAAAAAAAAACTTGCAAATCATATTCATCGAAAATCTCTCGAAGTCAGAAACCAAATTGCTGAATGCAATTTCCGTTTAGCAACGCAAATCATGAAACATAAAAATGCAATGCAAGATGGCAACAGCACTGAACAAATGCTAAGTGATGCTTATTTCGATGTTTTGAAAGCTGTTGATTACTTCAACTGGACACTTGGCCACAGGTTTTCAACATATGCTACTTGGGTAGTGAAAAAGAATTTCTTTCGAGACGCTAAGACCAAAATGAATCAGGCTGAAAAAGTTGCCTACCTCGATGATTCCCGTGCGGAAATGATCGAGGACAGAGGAACTGGAGAAGCTGATGAAAAGAACCATGAGTCGAGACAATGTCTAATTAAACGACTGATTGGAATGCTGGTTCGTGAGAATATTGGCACAGACAGAGTGAGACAGGCATATGTGCTTGAAAAATACTTCGGGGTTAACGGTCGTGATAAAATGACGCTTGAACAAATCAGCGAAGAAGTAGGAGTCACGAAAGAAAGAGTCCGACAGTTAAAAGAAAAAGGCTTAGAATGGATTAGGGAAAAGGTGCTGGAATTAGGACTTTCTATTGATGATTAGATTTTTGCTTTACATTCAATAAAAAGACGAGTATACTGATTTTGTTGACGCAAACGATGTGGTCCTGACTCACAATGTGTGGTAAGTCAGGTCAACCTTCGCAAAGTATGTGTCAGCAAAGGGTTAGATGACATGTCAACTAAGCGTGCTGTTTCTTCGCAACAGATTTCCTCTACTGTTGCCTCTGTGGGTGTCAAAAAAACTGGTCTGGCTGGTCTTGCCAATATTGCCAGTAAGTCATCGTCGTCAAACAACAAGCCCCAGAAATGGGAAATGCCTTTGACTCCTGAGTCTCAATTGCAGGCTCAACGATGGATCGCCGCCAAAAGCGTCCTTGAGCCTGTGATGGCTCGTGTCGAGAACAGCAAGGACGAATTCGTCCAATATGCCATGGGTGTGATGGCCCAGAAGCTTTTCGACAGCAAGAGCAAACCCTCCAACCCAGTTGTTGTCATCCGCAAAGAGGATGGGAGCATCGATAGCACTTTTCAGTTTTTGATGACAGACAAGTTCAAAGTGAAGCTGCCTGAAGCTCCAGTTGATCAGGATGTAGCAGAATTTTACGCTACCATCTTTTCTGATTTGGGTTTGCATCCTCACGATGCTAACAATTTGGTTGAAAGCGAACTCGATCTTTCGCCAAGCATTGAATTCCGCAGTCCCAAAGAATTGACTTCGGGTCGTTACGGCGAGAACAGGGAATGGGTCGAATCCACTCCAGCAGAAAAGTTGGCAGGTGAAAAAATGACTGCCCTTGTCTTGTGGAATGGACAAGGTAAAGCTCCTGCTGCTTTGACCGATGAAGAGAAGGCTTTGGTGGTTGTGAGTTCAGCTTCCGTGAAAATCAGGGCTGGGTTCTTTGATCGTCTCTCAACCTATTGCCGTTCTGTGGATCAGGTTGTGGCAGTTTTAGGCTTGATCCAACCTGTAGTCTATCCAGCGTATGCTAAGTTTGCCACGAATGATTCTGTGACAGTGCAGGCACAGCGAAAAATCACGGCTGCTGCGGAAATTTTAGGTGGATAATAAAACCTAAAGTTGTTAATATAAGGGGGAAGGCTCAATGCTTTCCCCCTTATAATTTGCTGGTGAATTATGACAATTGATTTTTCAGAAAATAGTTACAAGTTAACTGAATCATTAAGTTTGTGTAAATCAGTTAAGCAAAAAGCATGTTTGATTATTGATTTTTACAATTCAAGGCGTATCAATGGATCATTAGAGCCAAGATGGATTCATCGTGCTTACGAATTATTGCAAGAATATATTGATGACAAAATAGACAAAAAAGATTATTCTATTTGTGCAGAATTAATTCGTAGCCATGAAATGGCTGATGGTTCAGAGGTTCCTGCATTTCCGAATGTTCCTAGCAGTCCTGTAAGGATTATTCATGAGGGGTGGAAAATTGGCACACCAACTTGGATATTTCTTGGGAGGAATTATCCTGATGCAGCGCATGAAGTTGGATATGGTTGGGTTGTAGTTAAGCGTCAGGTTCCCAGTGATTTTTATAAATTATTTGATTCTTCTATTTCAGACACAGTTTGGATTGGGTATCATTTAAATGATCAGATGGGTTTTGATGCTACGAATGCCAATTGCATAGGGCCAGCAATTAATTATGAAGATTTGATTGCTGCAATAAAAAGGCAAACAATAAGTAATGGAAAATAAATATAACTTGATAGGTAGAATTGTTTTCATTTTTTCTTAGAAATATATTAACTGTCAGTGGTGTTTATTTTGTTGTCAATGGAATTTCATAATGGAAATTGAAATTAACAAAGATGATATTTTGGATTATTTTGATGATGGGAAATCCATTCTTTTGTCTTACAGAAATATTTACAAGGAAATTAAAATTTTAACTCAAGTTAAAATTGAGGAAAACAAACATTCTATAGAAAATGTTTGTTTTGTTAAAAATAGAATTTTGCTCAACATTTCTTGATATTTTCTAAATCTAGAATCATGAGTGGAAAGCTATTATATTTTCATGTATTATTGCACTGATAAAATTATTGTAAATCGCCATCTTGCTGGATGTTTTGCTGGGTCTTATTCAAATCATATAATATATATTTTTCAGCATAATTCAAAAGGTGCAATTGGTCTTTTGCTTAATGGCGGAAAGATCGGAAACATTACTAGCAATCAGTTGAAGGACATATTCAATACTAAGGAAGGAAAATATGAAAAATTTAAGGACATGTTGATTAATGGCAATTTGTCTGATATCCCTCTTTTCCTTGGCGGTAATGAAACGACCAAGGGAATTTATTTTATTCATTCCTATCCAGAATACAGTCAAATAATTGATTCACATGAAAACAAAGAAAAAATTACGTTAAATTCGGTTATTGGTGAAGAGAAAAATAAGAATAAACTGAGAGAAGGAGTTTATTTCGGCACTCCTTTCACTTTTGCTGAAATTGTCGAGTCAGAAAAAATTGATGTAAATAGGTTTCGTTTTTATTTTGGTCAGCAGTCTTGGGTTTCTGGCCAACTTGAATCAGAGATTCAGGCAGGTTATTGGTCAGTTATTGACGCTGATGAAGAATATTTTTTTAGTGAATCTAAATGTGAAAATCTTGCTTCTTTAAATCAAAAGCGGCCAGATTTTTTTTCTATGATAGCGCCAAGTCTTAATTAAAAGAAATTTTGATTCATTTGTTTTATATTTTTTGCTTCCTTAAAATTATCTAGGAGGCAATTTTCATGGACTTATCCTTTTTGAATAAATGTCTTGATAAAGATTATTCTATTTGTTTTCGTTTGCCATGTCATAATTATGTTCCACGTCATTTCCACATAACAGAAGCTGCTGTTGTGGAGAAAAAATTCACGGACTGTGGTGGTAATAAGCATCAAGAAAAATATATTAGCTTACAGATTTGGGTATCAGATGATACAGATCATCAATTGACATCTGAAAAAATGCGTAAATTATTATCAACGATTGATAAGGGCAATGAATGTTTGCCTGTAAAAATTGAATATGAAGAAAAAACTTTAGTTTTTTATGATATTTGTGAGGCACAATATAGTTCTGATCACTTGATCTTTAATTTGGGTCGGATTGTTGCTAAGTGTCTTGCTGAAGATCAATGCAAGCCAAAAACTAATTGTTGTAATTCTAACTGTTGTTGAGGACATTCGCATGTTTGAGCCTATGTTGCCTTTAGTCCAGCCTGAGACATGTTTTTCTATTGAAAAAGAATGCATGAATGTCAATGATATTGATCTTGTTAAAAAATTGTATAAACAAGTAAAGAAGAAAAACCCTGTTATTGCAACTTGGATTAATGCATGGGCCAAGAAGACCAAAGACAGATTTGGCGCTATGGCCTGTGCTCTGATTGTTTATCGTCTCCTTGAGAGTCAAGACGAGGCTGACATGATGAATGAACTTTTGTGAAATTCTTGGTTGTGGGTCATTTTTGCTTATTGATTGTCTAAATAAGTTAAAATGACTCATAACCAAGGAGCATGATGGAAAAAGATTGTCGCACCTTGGGTGAAAAGGTAAGTGATTCAGTTGCTAGATTTGGAGGTTCTTGGAACTTTATCCTTTCTGGTTTTGCTATTATTTTAGCATGGGGCATAATTAACAATATTTATTTTCTTCCTCACTGGGATGAATATCCATTTATTTTGTTAAATTTATTTCTTTCTCTCATAGCAGCTTTTCAAGCGCCATTTATTCTAATGGCACAGAAAAGAGTTGAAGTAAAACAAGACGCCATTTATAGGACTCTTTTCAGGGAAATCAAAGAATTAGTGGAAATTGATTTGAGTTTAGAGCATGAAGTTCTTGAGACAAATAAAAAGTTAGAACAAGAAATTCAACTCATTAAACAAATTTTAGAAAAGCCGCAAGATGAAGAAAGAAAAGATGAAGAGAAAAAAACAGTTTTCTAAGGAGGGGGCATTCCTGCTCGACCCTAAAAAGGTCAAGGTACATTACGCCACAATATCATGAAGTATCGTGCAACTTGCACTATAATTTTTAATTTTGAATCTAATTTGCCATATGAAAAATCTATGGAATTAGCTAAAAAATATTTGGAAGAAATTCCAATAAAAGAAGGTGTGGAGGATATTCGCACAATTCTTTCTTTGGACAAAATGAAGGAAAAAGTAGAAAAGATTAATTTAGGAGAATTTCTTTTTGAAGAAGTAATGCCCTATATCACTCACGATCCAATTAAGCGTGAATACAAGAATAACAATGACATCTATCAAGTAAAGATGAACACTGACAGGTATCATGTGTTTAGAGATAATATTGCTTGTGTTTCATGTGGGCTGAAAGCTACAAAAATTTTACTAGAATGTCATCCATCTGATATGGTGCCACATTTTAATTTTTATGGCGAAGAAGATAAGAAAATGATTCTTTTCACTAAAGACCACATAAAGGCGAAAGCATTTGGCGGCGAAGATCAATTAGACAATTATCAAACCATGTGCTGTATTTGTAACAATTTGAAAGCACACAGTAATTTAACTTTAGAATCAGTTTGTAAATTAAGAAAATTATATAACAACAATAAAAGAAAACTAGGAAAGAAAAAACTTCACGATCTAATTGAAAAAGAAAGATCAAGAATTGAACAGCCTTGGCCACACCTAATCATTAAATCAACATACAAACCAAATAATGCTGTTCAATGTTTAGTTGATTTAGTCATCATAGAGAAAGATGGAAACTTAGTTTGCATCCATGCTCAAAACTTAAAAGAAACGCTAATAAGTAAGGGATTTATTGAAAAAGGAACTTACTTAGAAGAAATACTTGAAATAAATGATGATGTCGCTTGCAATTTACCTAATGGAAAAACAATATTAATATACAAAGGAGATGTTGTAAAATGAAAAAATAATGATAAATAATATAAAGTAGAACAGAGGAGACAAATGGCACTAGAAGATTGGGAAAATGAATTAAGAAAACAATTTGAAGAAACTGAAGAAAAATCAGCATCAGAAAAATATGTTGATTCAGTTCCACAACAAAAAAATAAAATTGAAGTCCCTTCTCCCGTTATCGTTCCCGTCACAGAAAATAAAGACAGTAGCACTTTTGTTTTTTTTGTGCTTCTTGTAATAATTGGCTTGGCTACAATTTTAGTTTATGATAATAAAACTGGTAATCATTTTAAAAATTGGATTTTTTCCAGTTTTCAAACTAAACAATCTGTTTCAGTCGTAAAAGAAGAAACCTTTGACCCTGAACTTGTTAAATTGAAAAGCGATATAGATAAATTTAAATTAGAAAACAAATCTTCATTGGATGCAATTAATGCAAAATTAAATGTTAATTCTTCTAAAATTGGTCTGATGGGATTGTTATTGAATGAAAACTTTTCAATGATTATGAAAGGTGCTGATGCAAGTGACTTTATTTTCTTCAATCGTGATTGGACTCTTGATAGAATGCCCAAATATATTGAACTCACAGAAGATGACAAGGAATATTTGAAAAAGTTTGTTAGGCCCAATTAGTATAATTTAAAAGCATCATTTCCTGTATAACCACTTGCAACACTTGTGTCGTTTATTACTGTGGCCATATAATCAGCAGTAATTATTGCTAAGTCTTTATCTTGTCTTAATTCATAAATAACTTCTATTTGCATCGATGAGACATTTGGATCATAATCCCATTTGCGAAAATATTGATTTAAGTTATTTTTAGACCAACCACTCATCTGACCACCAGCTTTTCCTTCATACGATGTGATTCCATTTAAATTTAAATAATTTAAAAAAAGGTTCTTTTGCCAAATATCACAAGATAAACTATTTGGCTTTCCTGCGCCATAGCCGACAACAACATCGAGAAGAGGATCTTGGGCTATTTTCCTGTGGCGATTGCTCATTCCATGTAAATAAAAGATGTAGACAATTGGATTTGTTTTCAGTATTTTATTTTTAAAGCGAATGATTGGGTCTAGAAATTCTTCACGGACAACATCTTCTAAACAATGGTAGACATTATTGCAGTCGGCCTTGTCTCTCATGAAGTCAACGGTTTCGCTTCTTTCCCATCCTTTATTAATAACTGCATAGGCATCAATTGACTTGGCAATATGATCAGCCATTATGTCAGTATTTTCATCGTCTCCACTATAGCCATGTGGGGCTACAATGATTACAGGAATCTTGCCTTCAATAATGCTTACTCTTTCCATGTTTATATTATATATTATTCAATAGAAAATCACGACATTTTTAATTGAATAATTTTCATAAAATAGTAAATAGTATCTATGCCTAACAAGTGGGCCTAAATTTAAGGAGGTGGACGATTAAGTATAATAAATTTCATTTGGACTTATCATCAAAAAATTTCGAGGAAGTAAATTTGTATCTTGAGGCTATTTTCGATGTTTGCTGTAAATTGAATAAAATGGGAATTACAACCAATATTAAAAAAATTAAGCCAAATCGCAAGAAAAACTCACACAATTTACCTAAATAATTTAGATTCAAAAATGGAGAAAAAAATGAGCAATAACAACCTGATGCCACCTATCGGATATAACGAAGCAGCATCATCGGGTGAAAAATCAATATCAATTCTTTTCAGCAAACTCTTTGAATCTCGTGATTTTGCTCATTATGCACATTTGCAATCAAAGTCTTATAGCCAGCACAAAGCACTCGGCGGCTTTTATGAATCAATTGTTGATCTTGCCGACACAATTTTTGAAACATATTCTGGGAAATATGGACTTGTTTCATTCAAAATGAATTCTGTGCCAGCCAATCAGGATGTAATATCTTATTTTGAATCATTCGCTAAATTTGTAGAAGGCTTTCATAACACGATTGATAAAAAAGATACATTTATTCATAATCAATTAGATGAAATTTCTACCGAAGTTTATCATCTAATTTATAAGCTTAAGAATCTTAAGTAAATCATTCGGCTTCGTAATAATAAACTGTATGAAGAGGTGTTGGACACAAGTTTAAATCTGCTGCCTCTTTGATGAATAAAACAATAGCAGGCAAGCTTTTTTCTACAGATGGTCCAACTTCTGTGTATTCGACAAATTGGCGGCTTTTCTTGCCCCACATCATCTTGATACTTGCTGATCCAGCAGAATAGAACCAGTCAACATCTGTTCCAGAACCTTGAGCATTTTCAAGTCTTTCAGTTTTATAACCATTTATCCCAATCATCTTAGCAATAAGATTATTTATCTTGTCGCCATCTTCTTTTTGACAAATCTCAGGAGCATAAATTGATTCTCCAAATGTGTGCATGTTCATAACAGCTTTGAACTTCATGTGATTCATTAGACACATTACAAGCTTAATTGGTGAAGGAGAAGGATTGTTGGGTCTTTTAGGGTAAGGGAAACTAATCGAAGGATTGTAACCCTCAATCTTGTCAGATTTCAAATATGTATCTGGCGACATTGTTGGAATGAAATAAATATCACGATTATTAAGAATCCATGTTATGTCATCGTTTTTTCCATAACCATTCAAAAGCTTTTCTATTGTGTGCATCGTAGCAAGTATCGCATACTCTTCATCACCATATAAACCTGCGTTGATAAGAACCTTTGGTTTGTCTTTTGTTCCTATCCTAAAATAATGACATTCTGTTCCATTGGCAGTTTTACCATATGTTGCAATGTCAGTGAAATCTGGTGCTTCTTTGTTCCACTTCTCAAGCTGGTCAATTATATCACTTTGTTTTTTATAATTTAAGGCCACATTGCTTACTTGAAAAGATTTATCTGAAACTTTTTTTGGCAAATATTTATCAATAATTTTGTTTGTAATTTTTTCTATTTTATTTTTAACATAATCTTTAGTTTCGTGTTTAACCACACTTATGGCAAATTTTTGCAATATATTTTTTTTATATAAAAGAATTACGTCTGCCACGAAGAGCAGAGAAATAGTGGCCAAAACAATTAACCTGAAATTTCTCATATCATTATATATGATTTGAACAGGTAAAAGACTTAAATTCATTTTGCCAAACGTCAATTGCATAGATTTTTTAGAAGCAAATTACTTCAATAAAGTGCCGCCAGAATTAATTTTTGGATTAACTATAATATAAAAATTATGAAAAATCCATGGAAGAAACTTATTTCAAACGTAAAAATATCTGGTCGTGTCGGCTTGGCCTATGCTGCTTTACATGGCAATGAGGAAAGAAATTCATTGCATAAAATATCTATAACTTGGCAGGACTTACAGAAAAAATTCGCTGAACAAAAAAATAAGTGTTTCTGGCTAGGTGTGCCAATTGATCCAAATTGGATATTTAAGTCTTGGTTCCCTATGGCTCCTAGTGTCGATAGAATTGATAATCTACAAGAATATACATATGAAAACATTGTCATTTGCACTCGTTTCGCAAATTTGGCAAGAGGAAGTTGCGAAGCTTCCAAATTTGCCAAGATAATTGTTGCTTTGAAAAATAAAGGAATTAATCCAGACATGGATGGATTCAATAAGTTATTTTAAAAATATCTTTTGTGATTTATTGCGTTTCCACTTCCATTATGAATTCTTTGCCACCTTCTCCAAATGGCCAAGGATCGTGAATACAACTTGTTATTTCAACCGAACCTGTTGATGGCCAATCATTTTGTTTTAAATCAAATTCTGGCAATCTTGGATGCCATAAAATTCTTCCGTTAAGACCTTTGGTTATGTGACCGGGATACAAGAAAATTATTTTTCTTCTCATTGCGATGCCTCAATTAAAACAAAATTGTAACACAAAATTATTGATCAGTCAATTTTTTAATCTTCAAATCAATAAATATACTTGTCACATCAAGTAAGGAGGCTTATGTGGATTTATCTATTAATCATTAATATTATTGCTGTTCATGTTTGTTTTTTAGTGTTAATTTTTTTATTAATCAAAATAATCACTGATGATAATCATGATTACATGATCCGAGAAGTTCATGAATTTTATATTCACCTATTAAAAAGAATGATTAGGAAAAAATGATTATTCTGTGATGCGATAAAGAAATAGCGGTGTATTTGGACCCATCCAAGCACCGCTTACATTGAATTCAAAATATTCTTCTGCTTCTTCATAACTCATATCTTTGGCAAGTATTTTAATACATTTTTCACGATCATAAATTGCTAGAGAAGGTTGGCTACATCTTCTGGCAACACCAATCAAAGCTTCCTCAAATCCATCAGCAAAAAGAGCATCAGGATTCTCATCAGCAAGTTGAATTTTAATCTCTTCGTACATGGTCTTTCCCCCTTGATTAAAACATACAATAACTTAAAAAAATGAAAAAACAATAGTGATTTTCATTTTTTGTAAGTTACAATCAATTTTAGAAACATGAAGTAATCTTAGAGGTTTGACAATGAGTGAAGCTGGTGTGTTGGCGTTGATAATGGGTTTTATAATGATCACTGTTTTTATAATTGTTAAAGTTTGGTACGATCTAACAGAAACATAGAAATCAAATTTTAAAGCCTCGCCATAAATGACGAGGCTTTAAAATTTAATGGGTTTTCAAATTAATTAGTTTGTTTCATCAGGTACAGTTACTGTATTAATTCTTTTTATCTTGAAGCCGGGAATTGAATCATCTTCAGTTTCAACTAAAATCTGCCTTGTCCGCACAGGTGGCTTTTTCGGTGGAATTACCGCTTTGACCTCCATAAGATTGTTGCTGCTTTCACGAGGGTTTCTTTTGCGAGAAACAGATTCATCTGGACTCACTTTTTCAGAAGAATTGTCAGGGATGCGATTTTTTGCGTAAAATATACGCCAAAGATTAGCAGCATCGGCTCTGTGCGCTGGATCTGAATTTGGGAATGGGCCAAAATCAACTCGCCTGTTCAGTTGGACCATGGCGATATGAGTTAATGCCTCCCTAGCAGCTTGTGATACCAAAGGCTCAGGATCATCAAGCAACATATACAACGACTCATTAGGCTTATAGCTCATTCCAGAAGCGAAAGCTGCTGCAACACGGTAAGTTGGATCGCTCGACACAATAGCTGGTGCAATCATATCGCTGTTCGTGTTTAGGTTACGAGCTAAATTAGTGGCGTGAAGCCTCATCTGGACGATACTGGCGGGTGTATTTAGGTAACTGCTGCGAGTTGGAGAGCAATTAGATCCATGGCCACAACCAACAGCTTGACACATCGACTCCAGCCCATTTTGGCTGAATGTAAGTAAAACAATCATAGTGAGCATTTTTTGCTTCCATCCTATATTAGAAAAGTTGACACACTTGTTAATATAGACAACCAATCCATTGTTGTAAAGAAAAAATCAGGATTGTTTTTCTCAAATTTCTAAAAGTATTTTTAATTTAACTTTTATATCTTCAGATATCTTTTTAGCATGTTCATTTTCGACAAGGGCATCTGAAATTTGTGACAAGTAAAAATATATTAATGATTTAAACTTATTGTCTCTGGCGTATTTGATCCAATCATCATGAGTTGAGCTAAAAGAAATCTTTTTGTCCAATGAGCTTTTGAATGATTCTTTAGAAATTGTCAAAAGATTTTCAATAATTTCCTTTAATCTTCTGAGTTTACATTCTTCCCTGTCATTGGAAAGCTCATGTAAAAATTCAAATAAGGCCAAGCTGGTTGCTGCGTCTGATCCTATAAGTGTAATCATTTTCTCATAGCCAGAAAAAAAGCTATCACTTTTAAGTTCTTTTCTAATGGATGGATTTTCAGTTGCGTTCAGATAAATGTTTGACATCTTAGAATTCACTAAAAAGTTTTCTTTTAATTTTTTTATTACATCCATATTTGACGCTTTGCGACTTATTTCGCTGTAAGATTCAGGCAAAGAAATTATTTTGTTGCGTTTTAAGCTTCTTGGTTTTGGCAATTGATAAATAGCATCAATTTCTCTTCTAATTTGTGGATCTACTTTAACGCCACTGGCTCTACGAACATGGTGTCCGATAATGTCTTGGAATTTATCTGTATTAATTCCTTCTGGTGAAAGTGCCGTTGTGAATCCATATTTTACTGCTCTTGGCAAGTCTCCTCTGAGATTTACCGATCTCGCCCAATCTTCTGGTTCTTTTGTAGATGGATCAACATGTCTTTGTAATTGTCTGAGCATTTCTTCTGGTTTTTTTGCCGCTAATATGTGAGTAAGACTTGCTCCTCCTCCCTCTGGAGATCCTACAGCCAAAGGAACCTCCCATTTTCTGTTTTTCTGGGTTTTGGGGATTTTCATGCCTTGCATCATTGCATATTCAGGACTATTGGGGTCAAGAGCCGCTCCCATTTGAGCGTAAGGTCCACCGGGTTTATTTACAGAAGCATTCATTTTGTAAAAATTAGCCACGAAATCAACCCAAACATCCCATAATTGTTGGCTACCAATATTTCTTTTTGCTAATTTATTAATTGTTCCAAGATAATCTCTTATTGGCTTTACTGCTTTGCTTGGAACATCCAGTCCCATTTTTATATCTTTTTTTGTAAATTTTTTATCAATGTTCCATAGTTCTGGGTCTATTTCACTGACTAAGTCTGGAAAAACTTTTCTATATATATCAACATTATGAGTATCTATACAACCAATTCTACCGAATATTAGTTGTGCCATAAAACCAGCCTTAACTGGCCCTGCTCCGGGTATCATGGCTAATATACGAATCAATGTTTCATCATCATCATTCTTAGCAGCCATTAATCTTTCATATAGTTCGTGTCTATTGTTCCAAATATGAACAATAGTATCATATTTCCATCCAGCGACAGTCTCAAGAACCTTTGCGTCTTCAACATTTAAAGTGTGGAATATTGCTGAAAGTATTTCAGCAGGATCATTTGGCCACTCGTCATAAATTGTTTTTCTACTGTCATCTCCTGTTCCCTTTATGTCTAGTGGTATGTTTTTAAGAGATGTTTTCATGATATTTTCTTTTGAGATTTTATCAGGAAATAATGTTTTTAAAATATTCATTATAATCGGGAAATTGTCCCAATGAGCACTAAAACTTACATTCGCAGTAAGTGGACTAAACATAAGAACTTGTGCCATTTGGTCGGCATTTGTTTGAGCAAAAGCTTTGATAAATTCTATTTCACGAAGATAAGCACTGATTGGAGTTTTAACACATACTTCTCCACTAGATGGATTAGCATCTGTGTTTTCGTTTAGTGGACGTGTGCATAGTCCAAATAAAAAATAACTTTGAAATGCTTCTTTTAAATATAGCCAATCAGAAAATGAATTTAACATATTTTATTTAGCGTTTTAATTAAAAATTTACCTATTTTTTTCGGAGCAAACCAATTTTCCCAAACCGATCTAGCTTTAACTGACATTTCAGAAAGATTGTATTCTTGCTTGTAATCTTTTATTCTTTTTTCGATTGATTCTATATTGTCTTCTTCAATTCTAATCAAAAAATTATAATCTATCTCATCTTCTAACGGTAGTTTTGCCTCATCAGAAATAACTATTGGTATTCTACCAAATGACATTGCCTCAAATAATCTTATCGATGAAACACCAAAGCCTTGTGGACATAAAATAAATTTTGACATGTTCATCAAGCCAGAATAATATGACTCCAAAGAACTTGTGTCTCTTTCAAAATAACGCTCTAGCCAAAATCTAATATTAATAATGACAAATTTCATTTCAGTACAAGTCATCCTTTTGACCATTTTTTTTCTAATATCATTACATGCGTAGCCCATAAATGAATAATCATACAAAGCAAGATCTATTGGCGTCACTGTCTCTGGAGGTGATACAATCGGTTGATAAGCCATGCAAAACATGTTGCTGCTTTTTTTAACAGAAAAAGAAAAAACAATTGATTCAGACACAAGGAAATTGATTTCTACATCAGTGTCAGATCCAATAAAGAAAATATGCTTTCCTTTGTTTTTTTCATAATATGGTAATATTTCTTTTATTACTTGTTGTAATTCCAATTGATCAACAAACCGATGAGTGTGTCTTATCAAAAGTGGCACAATTAAAAAATCACATTCCAACCAAGAATTTATGGTTGGAATTGAATCATAATCACCTATCACATGAAATGCATTGTTCATAACAGGCTTCGACTTGTCGAAGAAATCTGTCATCGGTGTGATCGACCATTCTTTTCCTGTTATTTCAACAAAAGATTCTACTGGATAAATAAAAAATTTCATTATTTTATGACTTGAAAATTTGTAATGTAAACACTAAAATTGATTTAACGAGCCGACGCATCCGGTGATGCACCAATTCTTATACAGTTGTACAGTTTGGTTCGACTCCAAACGGCTCGATAAAAAAATCATATGATTTCTATTGTTTTACCATTTTCGCATTGCTGCTCTTCTAGCATATGTCACGTTTGCGGCAAATGGATTATCAGTTGACCTGATGATGTTTTGTTCTGGGGGAACAGTATCTGCAACAGGCATTGGCCTATTAGCATTTCCATCTGGATTTAGACCAACTCGTTTGTAATAAGCTGCTTTTTGTTCTGGGCTAAGACCAGAACCACTAGAAGGACTAGAAGCGGTTTGTCTTTCAATTCCATCAAGACTGCGTGGTGTTGCTTCAGATGGTGAATTAAAACTAGTTAATTGATTTGAAGATGAACCTATTTCTGGATTGTATGACATTTTGTCATTGCCAAAACTCATAGTTGATCCTGTTCCTGATCCTGTATCGGCTACTGGTGCAATCTTTCCTTTACCGCTCATTCTTTGTTGATAAGCTGCTATTTGTTCTGGGCTAAGTCCAGTTCTAGTATTACCCATTAATGATCCACCTGCACCATCAGTGTTGAATCCAGATCCCATTGACAACATTTTACTTGTGTCTGATGGGGTAGAAGAAAAATTGTAATCTCCTCCAGATTGACCTTTGCCTGCCATATAAGTTGGCTTTCCTCTTTGTTGTAAGCCTACAGAGCCAGATTGATCTCCTCCAGAATCGAGTTTTGTTCCTGTGCTGCCTACTTGTCCAAGTCCTACTTGTCCACGAGATACTGGTTGTCCAAGAGATTTTGATTTTAGCATAGCAATCATTTCTTTGACTTTTTCTTTTTGTATATTTTTTGGAAAACTTAATATTTTAAATACTGTTCTTTTCATCGTCTCATCACTGTATTTGGAATCATTTATCCCATTTTTCCTAAGATGATCACGCAAAATTTCTATTTGCTTTTGAATGTTATTTGTATTTGGCTTGGCAGAGAGTTCTTTTTGTTTTTCTCGTGCTTGAATGTCTGATGCAATTGCGTTCAAATCATAACTTGGTTTTGGTTTAGGTCTTGGTTCATATGGCTTATCTTTAAAAGGATTAGAAGAACTATCGTACCCTGCTGATCTTGATCCAACATCTTTGGAAATTAACTCTAAATCATAGTCTGGAGTTGGAACTCTTTTACCAAAGCCCCACAGTTCGTCTATTCTATTAAATTCCTCTTCATCAAACACATTTTCATTAATCATTGAACTATTATTGATTAATGAAAATTTATTTTTATGTTCAATGAATTCAAAATAACTTCGCATATTTACCTCATAAAATAATTACTTGCTTTATTTATTCATTTTTTTTAAATAATTATCATTAAAAAATGAATTTAGCAATACAACTTCATAATGATTCTGTCACGAAAGCTATAAATAATTATTATGCAAAGTTTTTTTTCATTTTTAGTCGAGCGGGAGACAACTCTTCAATATCATGACGAGTTGAACCCCAAATTGTGGAAGAACAATAATTTGGATCAGGAAGTAAGAAAACATCTTTTGAAAATAGCTGAATTTTTCCGTGATTTTGCGAAAATTCCCAAAGAAGCCATCAAAGATATTATTTTCACGGGTGGAAATGCAAATTTTAATTACACGGAATTATCTGATATTGACGTGCATTTGATAATTGATAAGAAAAAACTTAAAGTTTGTAGTCCAGAAATAATGGATGATTACCTTTCTAACAAGAAGGCACTTTGCTCTTTAACTCATGATATTAAGGTTAAGGGTTATCCTGTTGAACTTTACGCTCAAGGAACTGATGACAAGTCAAGTAGCGATCAAGGTGTTTTCAGTTTAATGCAAAATAAATGGATCAAAGACCCAAAGAAAGTAAAAGTTGATTACAAAGATCCTTATCTTCAGAAAAAGATTAAGGAAATAGCAAGCAACATGGAAAAGTTCATGAAGCATAAAGGCAATAAAGTTGCACAGATGAAAGCTTACAAGGAAAGAATTCGTTCACTTCGTGGAATAGCTCTTCAAAAGGGAGGAGAATTCAGTTTAGAAAACTTAGCTTTCAAAGAACTCAGAAACAGAGGACTTATTGACAAGTTCTCAAATTACATCAAAAATATTGAAGATCATGAACTAGGTTTAGACTAATAATTATTCAGCAACTGAATAAAGCGCACTATAATTAAGCTGTGGTCATAGAGAGGTCGGAGTTTTTGCTCCGTTTTTGATGAAAGTTGTCTACATTGTTAATGAGTCTCCATTTTACATGGTTTTAGTTTATTTTAGCCTTATTTCTTTGAGGCGATATAATCCTAAAATTCCAGTGGAAATTCTATGCATTCGTGATAAAAATCAACATAGCCGTCAAATTTCTGGTTACAAAGAAAAAAAACTTGGTGTTCCATGGTTTAATTTTAGTCAATTTGTTCATGAATGCAGCAAAATGAATGTAATTTTCAATATAGTTGAAGATTTAGACATGGGCGAGGAACAAGGATTTACTCCAATTCAGAGAAAAGAATTTGTAAGAGTGGACGGTGAAAATATTCTTTTGTTGGACGCAGATACATTTATTTTTGCTGATATTACATCATTGTTTGATTCGTACAAAAACTATGACATTGTTGGCGATAAAAACAATATGAAAAAGAATGGTGTTAATTTACCAATTTGTGAAAAACATTTCTATCCTTTTAATTCTGGAGTAATTTTGTTTCGCAATGGAACATTCCAAGAGTATGGAAGAAAGGTTTATGATTTATGCGTCAATATAAAGAGAGAAAATCATTCTGTTGGTAAGTATTTTTCAAATTTGGCAAATAAAATAAACGAAAGTGTTGTTAAGTGTATGGGGTTTAGAGAAGAATTAGCTTTCACCACATTTGTTATTGAAAATAATTTTAAAAGCACATATTTTGATTCGACAGAAGTGCAAACGTATAAATTAAATGGTCCAACTAAAATATTTCACACAATAACTCCAAACTGGTATGCAACATGGCTAAAATTTCATAGAGCAGGAAAATGGCATGGGCCAAAGAAGATTAAATGCAAGTTTTTCAACCGCTAACGCAAATCTCCTTGTCGTGTTTTACACACAACAAAATCATGAGGAACAATATTGTTTCTGCGTAAATATTTTGCAATCTTGTTTTGAATGTAATTAAGCTGATTATAAATTGTTTGTCTACTTAATGGCGTGTCAACTTTGGGACTTTTATAAATTCTTCTGTATTCATCATACCAATTAGATCCATCCTCAAGACCTCTGTTGATATAACTAATTAACATAAATGATTCTTGTTCGCTAAGACGACATTCCTTAATAACACACTGAATATCATTTTCAAAATTTGAGTAATCTTCCGAATAGTTTTTTGGGAAAACAGTCAGATCAAATTTATTTTCTTTGTAGTCTGATTCATTATAAATGTTGATTTTTGAGCGTCTTGCAATTTTCAATCGCTCTTTATGCATTTTCCCACGAATTCTCATAAAGATTGCTTTGTGAACAAATGTTGTGAATTTAGCTTCAATTTTATATGTTCGATATTGCCAAGTGGCAGAGCGAATAGCTAAATAACCATCAGTTACATATTGATCATATTGATCTATGGTTAAATTAAATTTACGCATGATGTTGAAAATCATGGCGCTATATTGTTCTAATAATATATTTTCAATTTCAGCCGCATAAAACATCACCTTGAGATCTTTTGATAATTGAGACCTAAAGTTTTTTTCTGTAATGCTTTTGTAATGGCTGGAATCTCTCCTGAGAATTTGAATGAACTTCATGTAATCACGTTTTTTAATGTTGAAATATCTTGACCACTTATAGCCAAGATCATTGGCTGTTTTTAGTTTTTGAAAATCAACTAGCTCGTTAATGTTATTACGCATCTTGCTGATCATGTCTTTATCTTTCTGCTAATATCGAAATTTTTTGGTAACATATCATTTTTTTCAAAGAACTTTAGAAGTTTTTTATGAAGAATCTCAAGTTGATTGTAAATTGCCTGACGACTATAGGGCAGGCCTATTTTTTCATTTATATATTTTTTTCTATATTCATCATACCATCTTCCATTATCCATCTTATGATTTGCAAAACTACGAAGCATCATCGCTTCCTGATCATTTAATTTATTTTGAATAATAACATTTTCTATGTCTGACTCAAGTTCTCGTTCAGAATCAGAATATTGTTTGCAATTAACATGATTGTTAATGTTGAAAGATCCTTCGTCGTAATCACTTTCAAAACTTATCCTCAAATTATGACGACGATCTCTTTTTTCTTTCTCTTTGCAAAGCTTACCTTTAATTCTCATGAATATTGCCCTATGGGCATAAGTTGTGAATGATGCTTTCACTTTATATGTTCTGTACTGCCAAGTAGCAGCACGAATTGCCATGAAACCGTCTGTGACATATTCATCGAAATCATTCTGATCAATCCTGAATTTCTTCATAATGTTGAATATCATGGCGTGATATTGCTTGATAAGAACATTTTCAACTTCTGCTGCGTAAAACATCACCTTACAGTCTTTTGTAAACTGTGACCTGTATTTTACTTCAAGTTGTTTTTTAACTGATTCTGGATTTTTAAAGATATTATACATGAATCTCATGTATTCTCTTTTGCCAATACCAAATCTTGTTGACCATTTATGACAAATGTCATTGCATTTTTTAAGTTTTTCAAAATCCACAAGTTTTTTTATATCGTCATGCATCTTGCTGATCATGATAACTTCCTTATTTATATTATTTCTTCCAATCCGAAATTAAAATTCCAATGTCTGTTTGTTGATTCTATTTCATCTACAATTTTTTTCAAGAAGTTTCTTTTGTCAGTGTAATGTTTAATTCCATTATTTATCTGATCTTCTCTTGGTCCATCAACATCTCCATAAACTAACATCTCAGAAATCATACCTATCGGATCTCTATTTCTTGAATCAACTGTTGATGTAACATGATTCGTGATATATTCATCTGTAAGATATGCTTGTTTTTTCATTGACTCATAATCGAAGCAACGAGTCAGACTGATTACTTGTTTGAGATTCAACTCCATTTTAATTAAAACTTTGGGATCAGATCTTTCTATTATGATATTTTTTTCGTCAAAACATTCTTGATAAATATGGACCACCCCGTCCCAATACATACTGCATTTCGTTGACATTACTTGCTCCAACGATACTTTGTTTCATTTCTCAACTCGTCAATTATTTTACATTTATCAACAATCTGATGCAATAGATAAAAAATTAAATTCGCTTCTTTTTCATTACCTGATTCACGCATTTTTATAGCATCGTCAAAAAGATGTTGATTATTTTCATGAAAATCTGAAACTTCACTCATTTTTTCTCCAATATCTAATCAAGACTTTCTCTCAATAATTCTGATTCTTGCAAAAAATTAATTATTGTTTTAGATTTTTCACCATCAAGCAAAATTTCGTCATAAGAAAAGACCTGATGACCAAAGATATATTTAATTGCAATCCATATTCTTCTAAAAAATGATCTCTCTGGATTTAAATAGATATCTATTGAAACATCTAGATCGCAAATCTTACCATCTTTTTCCCATTTGTTCATCGACAGTCTGACAATGTGATCTGGGCTTCCACACTTACATGTGATGAACTTTTCCATTCTTTTCTCCTTTGGAACAAAAAACTGTAAAGATTTTTACCATTACCATTTTCTAATGTAAAATAGAGGTGTTGACAAAATTGTTTTGTCCACATGCTGAATTTTCTTAAAAGGCGGAAGTCATGTCAGAAAAGGAATGTTACGAAAAAGCAAGAAACAATTTGATTAAAAAATGCAAAAGAATCATCGCTTTGGCCAATCTGAATGCCCCAGAGATTATTATTTGCAATGAGATCAAAGGCATCCATACTATGATGCCTATGTTTGAAAAAGGATACCGTTATTTTCTGGAACGTGAAATCGAAGACAAAATGAAATTAGAGAAAAATAAACTTGGATTATGCATTGAAATTAACTGTAAAAATGAAATTTTAAAGGCTAGTAAATATGATTTTGGCCACATAATGTGCTATATGTGTCAAAATAAATATGATAACTCCCTTGAAACACAAATAAATGATGAGAAAAATTTGTAAAACAATCTAAATAATTTAAGCAATGGGGAGAACTATGAGAAATTTTGATAATTGGTTATTTGGTCGTGATCGTAATCTTTACGAAACAATGTCTAGAGAGAATATGTCAGACGATGATATGGATGCCCTGAAAGCGGCTCACCGTCAGGCCAAGGAAGAAGACGAACTTGAAGAAAAAGCTCGTTCTATTAGGTATCTTGCAAACATTAAGAAGAAAATTGAAGGATGGGTAGACTCTCATCGCAAGGGAACTAAGAGTCTGAAATTTATAGCCGCAGCATTAGTTAATCACGCTAAAACCAAAGAGGGAATTCGCAGCAATCTTCGTCAAGTCTATAATCATGAATTTAAAAATTTGAAGGACTTACAGCATGTGTTCTCTCACGAAAGCCTGATTAAACATTTGACTAATATTGATTCTCTTCACGCATTGAATATGATTGTCAACTCCGATTTCGATGATCAACTCTTGAGTCTTGAAAAAGATCCAATGCATCACAAGACAGATCATTCTCACGGAGATCTTGGCAAGAAGTTTGCTAATTTTGTTGTAAGCCACATTAAACACGCTACCGATGATGTTCTAGGAATTTTACTTGGCGGTCATCATAATAAAGAAGATGATAACAAAGATAAACCAGAATCACCAGAAGGGGCAGACCAGTTTAATATGGCAAACGCTGGCGGTCCCCAATCACAAGACGCAAATAATATGAACGCTGCTCCACCTCCTCCGCAAATTGGACAAGGTGGCCAAAATCAAATGGGAATGATGCCTGACGATCCAATGGGAGCAAGCCCTCAAATGGGAGCAAGCCCTCAAATGGGAGGTGACCCTCAAATGGGAGCAAGCCCTCAAATGGGAGCAAGCCCTCAAATGGGAGCAAGCCCTCAAATGGGAGCAAGCCCTCAAATGGGAGCAAGCCCTCAAATGGGAGCAAGCCCTCAAATGGGAGGCGAC